CGAGAGGTTTGCCGGTGTCGTAAAACTTACCCTCAAAGTACACAGACGAGGCTTTTTCTTTCTGTAGAGTGATTTGCATATACCGGATTATAGGGCATTCGGCGCAATTCCGCCGGCGGGAAATGCACAGGTACGCACTGAAAGCGGGGAGCCAGGTGAGTAATTAGAGAACCTTGATGAGTGCGTCCATCGCTTCGATGAAGTCGCCTACTTTTTCGACCTTGAGCAGTTTCTTGTCCATGAGGATTTTAAGAACCTCGAAGGCCTGCTTCGCATTATCCTTCGCTCGGTCCTGTAGGTACACAGGGTACGAAGGGAGAATAACCTGTGGATAGTGCCAATGCTGCCAGTAGTCCCAACAAGACGGGTGCCACGCGGTTGTGGTGGTCACGCCGATACCCCCCGTCGGGGCACTCGTTAATGGAAGGACGGAAGACAGGTAAGTAGCACTCACTCCATTATCCGTGCTTGAACTGGAGTACCCGATGAAGTTTGTCGTACCGGTTCCTCCGTCATAGGAGGCTAAAACCGACAGACCAGTGACCGGAGTGCTGTTGTTAATCGCTGACCAATTTTCTTGACCGTTTTGTTTTTTATTGTTTGCCATAGTGACGAGATGAGGGCGTTACCGACCCCACCGAATATATGGCTCCCCGCTTTCAAAGCGCACCTAACTTAATTTTATGCGCGGATTCTCGGAATTGTCGGTCGAGGAAAAAGAAAAAGCCCCTTGCGGGGCATTTCCTTTTCTCACTGGCTGCTTACGCAGGGTCAGCAACGTTGTAAACGTTTCCGGTCCATGGTTCTGCCTTGAGAGCAAGAACAATGTACTCATTCACGTAAAAACGGACTGTATCTGCGATTTTCGCCAGCTCGGTTCGACCGAGGGGGACGAGGTCCACCATCTGAACGCCTTGGTCATCGTGGCGGAGGAAGTACACGGTCGAGAGACCGGAACCACTCGCACCGGATGAGCCAACTGCATTGTCAGGGTATGGCAATGCTGGGTTCACGAAGAAGTCGCCGATAACTGGGATTGAGCCAAGCGGGGACATGTAAGCCACCGCGTGGTCACCCGCAGTTACGCGAGCGGATGCTTCTCCGGTAATGATGTAACGAGCGGCTGGTGAGACAATCTGGTTAACGGTCGTCTGGTTCCCGAAGGAAAGGTAGATACCGTCAATCTTATTGCCGCCCTGGAAGCGAATTTGCTTGATGACCTTATCGAAGAGAGGAATTGTAGTTCCGCTCGCCGTAAGTGAAGCTCCCGCAGCGTTGACCGTGTTAGTGGTCATCTGCTTGGAAAATCCGTCATACGAAAGGGTGTTCACCGATGAGTCGCCGTTGAAGTCTGCCCACTCTTCCGCCTGGATAACCTGGCGGAGCGTTGCCTCTGCGATTTCTGCTTCAATGTCGATATAAGAACGACCCGAAGCAATCATCGGACCAGAGATAACTGCCGTAGAACCAAGGTACTTGTAAGCTGCCGTCTTCTGAACGTAGGTTGGGTCATTTTCCGGAGGAATAGAACCATCAGCGTAGAAGAGGTTTACAAGTCCCTGTGGTCCGTTCGACAAGGTACCGAGCGACGTGCGCTGGTTCCACAAGTGAGCGAGGCCTTCACCGCGAATGCGGCTAACGCGGTCGCGGAACGGTGTGAGACGGTCCGAGAGCACGACGATAGCTGATTCAAGGTCTTGACGAGCCAAGAGAGAGTTCGGAACTGGACCTGCGAACGAAGTGTTCACAGTCTTTTCAAAACGCTCTAGGGCTCGGTCTACTGCATCAATGTAACGCATAAGTGTTTGTGTTTAATTTTTTGTTAATTCCCTTCAACTTGTCCCTGCCGTCAGTCCTTTCGGAGTATCTGCTCGGTTCGGGCGAAGGAGGTTTCCGACCTAAACCCCAACGGGTCACCCATCAGTTTGGGTGGACACAGGAGAGTAGTTGGATTTCCATTCGGACTTAAAGTCCTTACTATCGCGAGACTTTGCAAGGTTAGTACCCTGTTCAGTCATTGAGAGGGAGTAGCTGCGACCATCTTTCGTCGTAACGAATGGGGTGCCGCGTACAACTGATTTCTTTGCACCTGGAACCTTCATCATCTTTGCGATTTCGTCCTGGAAGGCTTGGTCGTTGCGAAGAGTGTTAATGATGCTCTTCTCAAAACCGCGGTTTGAAACACCGGCCTTTTCCATCTTCGTTGCCATGACTTCGAGAGCTTTGGAAACTGCGATGGCGAGCTGGTCGACTGGGTGGATACCCTTGGTCGTCTCGTCTTTCTTTTCATCAGTCTCTTCTGCCTTCGTCGCGGTCTCGTCGTCCTTCTTGTCGTCCTCGGCCTTGGTTGCCGTGTCCGTCTCGTCTGTCTTGTCTTCCGCCTTTTCCTTCATGTCCGTTTCATCCGTCTCACTCATTTTGAGAGTAAGGTCGTTGATAGACTTGATTGCGCGAGTGATGTTGTTCAATTCGTAGGTGTCGTCCGTATCTTTCTTTTCACTCTTTTCGCGTTCACCTTTGTTGTCCGAACCGTTGCCCTCTGAATCTTCCTGCCCATCACGCCCTGCCTCTGCCTTCGCAGCTACTTCTGGGTCGTCCTTCTTCGCATCCGGATTAGTTCCATCCTTCGCATCACCCTCTGCCTTTGCGGCGACCTCTGGGTCGTCCTTCTTCGCATCCGGACCTACCTGGTCTTTCGCAGGAGTTTCCATTGCCTTTTTCACGGCGTTGAAGCCTTCGGCAATGAGACTCTTGAGAGCATTAAATTCCGAACGAGATACGGTGGCCTTGCCGGTCTCCGTAGTCTCATCTTTCTTTTCGTCTTTGTTTTCCATAGATGTGTTTTCTGATTTCCGCCACGCCTTGTCGGGGACCGACTTGGCAAATACTTGTAAATAATCGAGGTGCGGATTCTCGAAAAGGAAGTCGCTGTTCACCGGGAGTTCCCAGAATCGTTGTGCGTCCTCCTTGTTTTTCGCGATACTCTTGGCAACGAGCCAAGAGTCATAATTCGCGGGACGAGGAGTAACCGAGACTTCCTTCAAATCGACGTCATAGAAAGTCTTGATGGTTTCGCCTTTCGATTCTACGAACTCTCGGACGGCGCGCTTGACCAACCCGCCGACCGAGAGTCCCATCTTCGACCCTGTCTTCATTGCGTTGTAGAGAATTGAGCTGACCGCGTGTCCAGGGTCAAGTTTTGCTTGAATGTGGAGCTGATTGCGGTCATCTACCCAGCCTTTGAAGACACGACCAATGATTGCTTCTGGTTCTTTTGAGTGTTCTACGCGAAGTGGGACGCCGCCGTTGTTAATGGCTGCCTCCATACTCGCGAGTGCTTCCTTGGACATGCGTTCGTGGTCGTGGTCAACGTTTGTCGTTGATGCCACACCCTCCAAAATCATTTCCTTTTCCGTAGTTTCAGAACCATCTGCGTGCTTCTGAATATACTCGGCACCCTCGCGTGGAATCGCTCGTTCTATAAAGAACTCGAAGGGGAACTCTCCCGACGCCTCTAAGATAATTTTATTACCGTTTTTCATAATTTATCGCTTATTCGCACGAGCCCAATGCGCTCGGAACGCCTTGGAGGTTGTCTGCTCGGGAGCGCGCTCCTTGAGCGCTGCCTTCTGCTTTTTCTGCTGAATCGCAATGATGCGGTTCGCGAGGGCGTTTGCTTCACTCTTTGTCTCAACGTCCTTGGCGTCTTCTTTCGCTTCCTCCATGTCCTCTGCTGCCTTGCCAAGGTTTGAACCAAGGAAAGCGCCGAGAAGAGTGCCGGCTGCCATTTGGGTGAGCGGGAACTTCGACATGAGTTCCGTAAGTACGTCCTCATGCGGAACGAATACGCCAGGTGTATTGACCATGGTGCCTTTGAGGTATTCCATAGCTTTCTCTGCCTCCGGAATCGACTTGAAGCGATACCCAGCGATTTGGCTCGGTTCGACATTTTCGTAGTGCACTTTGCCGTCTTCTGGCATCACAAGCCACCCACTCCCGCTCGCGCTAACGACTTCACCTTCAACCATGCGCGTGTCGCCGTGACGGTGGTACATGAGAACGTCACCCGCGCGAAGAGTCATTTTTGTAACCTGACTCTTATCAGAACCATTGTTTATTTCAATCGTGAGGTCATGTTCGGACCCGTCTTTGCAAATTTCGTCCCAAGGGAGAACAACGATACCTTCGTCCGTCGCGATTTCCACACTTCCATCTTCAAACTGCTGGAGTACTTTGCCGCGCGTGTAGGTCGAGCCGACGGGAATGTATACAAATTCACCCTCCATAACCTTTTCAATTTCGACTTTATCAGAAGTCGAAAGTTCTACAGACTGGCCGTCAGAAAAATAAACCATGACTTCTTTACCACCTCGTTCGACGTCAGAAACCTTATGTTTATCACCTCGATACACAACAGTGTCTCCATTTTTCAAGGAGTCGGCACGAACAACGCGAGACTTTTCAGTCGAACCTTCGAGGTCCTGACGCGCGAGGTCAGACTTAGGAGTGCCGCCGGCGTATGCTGTATCGACAGCTTTTTCTTTTACACCAGAAGAGATACGCAAGGTGCTGATATATTCCTGCATCTTTGCCTCGAACTCGGCACCTGGAACCATACTCTTGAGCGTATCGTCGCCAAGGGCAGCCGTACAGACTGCGTATGCGTTTGCACCCCCACCCTTTCGTTTTACAGCTTCGACGCATGAGTCCCATTTTGCAGTGTGAGCGGTATCACCTGGTTTCGCGAAGAACTCTTTTTTGTAGAACTGTTTAAAGTTTGCCATATAGAGTAATTATAGGTTGGTTTTTAAGTTTTTATACTGGAATCTTCGCGATTGCATTCACCGTAATAAGCGGCCACGTGAGCACCTCTCCGGAGAAAGAGACCTCGATTTGGCAGTTGTACGTATCGACGATGGGGAAGTCGGATGTGCCGACCACATACTTCACTGTACCATTGACGGCAGAAATGACCGTCATCGCTGCGGAAAAACTGACCGCGGAATCGCAAGCCGATTGCGCACGGAAAGTGACTCCTGTGTTGCTTGTGAGGTCGACAACGTTGCCGGCTCCATCCTGGAGAGTGAAGTTGAGAGCGTATCCATAATTGCCTTGAACCACAGTGAGCTGCGTGGGGTAGCCGTTGACCATACTATAAGTTTAGCGGGTAATTGCTGTTTTTGGTGCCAGTCTGAATCGAAGAGGAGGTACTTTCGTTTTGCACGATAGTGCTGCTCTGAATGAAGCCAAGCTGGATGACTGATGAAACCGAAGGGTCGATGAGAGTATACCCATTGAGAGAGACACCGAGCTGAATCGGCGAAACAACGTTTGCTGTACTCTGAACCGAGATTTGAGCCCCCGAGAATCCAAGCTGCGCGGTCGCCTGGATAGTATCGGCTGAATCTTGAACTGGGTATGAGGTGAAACTGAAACCAAGCTGGACGGGGTAATTTACCGTATACGGAAATTGCGCGTCGTATTCCGGCACGATGAATGTCTGGACGACTTCATCGGAGACAGTAATCGGGGCATGGAGAAGAATCCGGTCGGCGGCGTATTCGATTGAGGCATACGGGCGGTTCCCGTACATAGCTAGAAGACCTTCTGCAAAACAAAAGGCGCGACGATTTCGAGAATGAGTCCAATCCCGACGACCATGTAGGTAACGCGGACAGTGAAATCTGATTTATCCTCGACCTTCTTGAGTTCTGTACGGACAAGGACACTCTCTTTCTCCATGTCGTTCCGGAGATTTTTTGAATCGTCCTGGAAGTCTTCTCTGATTGAGTTGAAGGCAAACTGATAGTCCTTTGCCTTTTCAAGGAACTCTAGGCGGTCGACCTTTTTGTCCTTCAACTCTTTAACGTCAACCTTGGTGTCGTCACGCATAAGACGCACCTCTTCCGTAAGCCCGCGCAAGAGGGTCTTGATTTCAATGATGAGGTCGTGGTCCGACACGGCAGGTGCTTCAAGAGCCATAGATAACTTAATTATAGCGGCGCCCTAGACTTTTCTGCCCAGACTAGAAGTTAAGGAGTCCGCCGAGGCCGTTAATGAAAATGACTTGTAGGGTAGGGTCTTGGTACTGCGCGCGGATGTCGTCACGAACCTTGCGCTGGATACTCGCGATGTCGTCATGGTACGAGAGAGGAACCGTCGACTGACTAAGCACTGTATTCGAGGGCGGAGCCCCAACGACGTTGTCATTTTGGTCGATAACCAAGAAATGATTAACGATTGCTTGCGGTCCCGAATTACCGGAATAAACTGTCTCGATTGTTCCTGCGAAGGCTTTGTTCATGGTGTTTTTAGTTAATTGTTTCAAGCGTACCGTTCAAGAGCACGGTCGTCGCCGCTGACTCCTGAACTGCAATTCCAAGAATGTTGAGAGCCGTAGTGGTGTTGAGAGTGGTGGTCTGGGTAGTCGTCATAGGAGTACCCGCTGCGTTGTTGAAGCCCGTAGCGCCCGTGCCAAGGTTGTGAATCATCATCGCATGTACCGTGACCGTTCCGGTTGCTGCGTTGAGTGTGTCGACGTGGATGTCCAAAATAACCTTCGCAACGTCGGCTACGGCTGTTCCTGTGTAGGTAGAAGTGTGAATCGTACCGTCGCCCGTGGTTCCTGCGGTACCCCATTTGACCGTAAGCGTCGTCGTAGAGGCCGTTGCTGGGTTAGAGAAGTTGAGTGTGGCACGGAAGTGGCTACCAACACGCAGAGAGCTCACCGGAAGCGGGAGCCCCATGACGTACGTGTTTGCGGCTGCGAGAGTCTGGCGGTTCGCGATTGCGTTACCGATAGGAAGGCCAATATTGTTGAGGATGAACTTCTGGCCGCCAAGGATTACGGTACTGTTGTCCGTGATAGGAGCAGTGGTGTTGCCCGTGAGCGTGTTGCCGTCGATGTACACCTGGCCATACGTGAAGGAGCCTGCATTGAGCAAGATTCCCGTACCGTTACCCGCAATGTTTCCGACAGGACCGATAGTGTTCCCGCGGATGTATACCTTGGTACCTCCGTTTGGAGTAGATGGCGTTGTTTGGATACCGTTCGTCCAACCTGCAATGTTATTCCCGAGGACGTTGATGTCCGTAAAGCCCGTGGCGTTGATACCGTTCGTGGTGCCCGTTGTACCGAACGTATTGAGGATGTTGCAGTTAAGAATGTCGATTGCCGTCGGGAGGATGCTTGCGGTGCTCGAAACTTCAAAGGCTGTGAAGCCAGAGCCCGTACCAGTGGTGAATGAGCACGAGACAAACTTGCAGCGTTCGATGTTTCCGGTCGAAGAGAGCTTGATGCAGGAGCCTGCTGCGGCGTCAAAGTACGTGTTGGTCGCGTACAAGGAGAACACGCCCTGCACCGGTGAACCTGTCGCTGGGTTACAGAGCATGTTATTTACCGCTCCAATGAAGTCGCAGTTGTCGATTTGGAGAGCACCCGTCTGGGTGACCTGCACACACGCGGCGGCATTGCCAGAGGCAAGTGTACCGTTCATAACGACGTTACAGAGGACAAGGGAAGCAAAGGTGAGATTACTTGTTGTGTTGCAGACTAGTGCAATGCCGAAGTTTGAAAAGTTCGTCATAAAACAATCCTCGACGAACGTCTGATTTGCGGCCTGGGTACCATTAAAGGCAATGCCGTTGAAAATGTAGGTGCCCGAACCTGCTGCGGTAAAGACACAACGGCGGACGTGGGTACTGACGTTACCGCCTCCCGAGGCAGTACCGGTGTTAATCATTGACCCCGCAGTCTTGTTGACGCTGGTGGTGAACTGGAGGTCCTCCCAAGTGGAATACCAGTTGCTATCTGTGAGAGCGAACAGGTCGGCGGTTGCACTCGTGGTTTTGACCACGCTCGTGAAATACCCTGCCCCGACGAAGCGGAAGAACTTGGCTCCTGGGTTGATTGCCCCACTGAATCGGAATGTACCGGCAGGGAAGTAAATGATTGAGCCAGCCGCGAGGCCAGAGAGCATCGTGTTAATCGCTGAAAGGTTGTCCGTTGAGTCGTCTCCCTTGAGTCCGTAGTCCTTGACGTTGTACCAAGTCTCGAGACCGCCAACCTGCGCGGAGTTACCTTGGTCGTCTGTGTACCAAAGGCGCTTAGTGACACTGTTTGCCCACGTGTAAAGTTTATTCGTCGCCGGAGTCCCTGGATTCGTTGTTGTGTTGTAGACGCGTACGCTCATAGGTTTTTAGTTAGCCGACTTCTTCATAAGCGCCCAAAGCCACTTCGTTAAATACTCCAAGCGAAACCTCGTGGTAACCGGAGTAATAAATCGAGGTGTTTGCTGGGAGCGTGATTCCCACACTGTCGACGAGCTGTGTGAACGGTGGCTGCCATGAGACAGTTGAACCGTTCGTCTCCAAAAATTGCCCCGCATGGCCGCTCTGCGAAGGGAATTTTGCCCCTGACGGTGCTCCAAACGGTGGGATTGCCATATAAAAATTATAGGACGTTCCAACAGACTTTATCGGTATTGTTTGAACCGATGACGTAGAGGAGGTTTATGTTTGCTGCTGTGAACGGCACGGCCTGACCTGCTTGAAGCTCGAATCCTGTCGACGTAGTCACCCCCGAGCCGCCAATGAAAACTGAAGCTGCGTTTGTGGAAATCGCCTGAATGAGCATTCCGTTGAAGGCAGGAATCGAACTTGCCGTAAGCTGTATCGCACTCGTATTTGAAGTCGTCTGCCCGACGTTTGGTCCCGTGAGAATCGAACCAATGTTCGCCCCGTTCGGGGAAAGGCCAACGACAAGAGAGGTGTCAGCCGCAGCCGGAGCCGTCGACGCCGCCTTAACCGTCGCGGTGCTATTCGTGGTTGAATCAACAAGACGAATCGGGTTGAGAATGTCGACGGTATGAGAGTTAATGCTCTCCGAGACCTTGATTACTGCCGTCCCCGTCATTGCAGCCGTCGCGCGCACGCGTAGGTGCGTATACCCCGAAAGGTTCGCGAGAACCATGCAGTTAGCCGTGAAGGTCGTTACTCCTGGGTAGGAGGTGCCTGGAAGGCGCGAAAACTTGCCTGTATAAGTCGTTCCGCCATCCATTGAGCCTTCCAAGCGCAAGGTACCTGTCCATGTGCCGCTCGTCTGAATAGCGACTGTATTTATGCCATTAAGCGCGAAGGTAGCAGCCGAGCCAGCCGTCGGTGTGCCCGTCGTAATGGTTTGGTTATTGAACCCCGCGACACTCGTCGTGCCACTGTCGATTACCGTGATGTTCTGCGTTGCTGGGTAGGTGTCGGTCGTGCTAACTGGAATCGGCACTCCACCCGATACTCCCTGCACCGAGACTCCATTCGGAGCACTGGTGCCGGCAGCGGGAGACAGGTTTGTTGCAAGCCCGTCATCCGTGAAGAGGGAGACGCGCTGTTCGTTTTGGCGTACGTCTGCCATAGGCTACTAGACCTCCGTCCAAGACAAGGAGCCGTAGACGTCAGCGGCATTCACGTTGTCCATGTTCGTGAACTTGATTTGGAAGTGCTTGCTCGTGCCGCCTGCCTGCGTGACAAGGTTTTCGTCAGCCATGTTAATGATTTGCGTGCCCATTGAGTTAGTGAAGAACGTACGAACTGTCGTTGCGGTCGTGCCATTGAAGGTTTGGATTTCTCCCTTGAGAGGGATTGAAGACGCGACGTGAGCTTGGAGGAGTTTACCTGTCTTCCCCGTCGTGATGTCGGTAGCAGAGACCGTTACGTTTGCTCCGGCAGCAAGGCTTGCTGATGTGAGCTGGCCAGAGTCCACAACCGTTCCGACCGTGCCCTGGATGTTTACAGGAAGTGGGTTCGAGCTCGACACCACTGCACCTGCGACTACAGGAGATGAGAACAGCGGGTTCGCTGCTGAAATCGTTGCGCCGTTCACCTGGTCGACGTTTGCTGCGACACGGTTCGTCGTGCCTGGTGTCGTTTGGTCAATCCCCGCTTTACCGATTACGTTGGTGCCCGATGGAAGAGATGCTGAACCGGCGACCGTAGCCGAGTCCACCGCGACAGTAACGCGTTCCGAACCAGCTCCCGTTGCCCCGGAGCCAGTAAGAACGGTCGTGCCGTTTACCTGTTTGAGGTTTACGTCTTGCGTTCCCGAAGGAGTGAACGTGACTGGAATCGCCGTTCCGGATGCAATACCTTGCACCGTAACGACACCTGGGTCAGCAGTACCGGCTGTTCCCGCACCTTTCACGCGCACTGAATTGAATACGTCAGACATGGTGGTTTTTAATTATTTGTAGCTGCGGCTTTGGCCTGGGCTGCGTCTGCGTTTCGGAGAACTTCCTCGCACTCCGCAATCGCTTTATCTGTGGCAGCCATGTTGGTCGCGATACGTACTTTCTCGTCATCAAGCTCGAGCAGACGGTACGCTTGACGGCGCTTGTTCATTTTCAGCTCTTCAAGCTCAAGCTCCTTTCGTGCTCGCCCGAGAACGATATTCGGCATTGCATCAGCCATATTGAAATTATAGCTTTACTCTCCCAGAATTGTTCCCTCGAAGAAAGCGGTAGCGCCTCCTTCATTCGTAACGGTGAGTGTTACCTGGGAACCAGTGGTGACTGAATCGGGATTTGGAAGGGCAAAAGAGAATGTCTTTTGTGTCTCGTTGATACGCCCAAAGTATTTAGGAACACCATTGATATTCAGATAGAAAACGGCGTCTGTCTGCCCTTGAGCTTGGAATCCACGAAGTTTATACCCTGCCGCTGTTGAAAGTATGTTCACAACATTTGCGGTGTTGCCAACGATAATACCGCTTACGGAGCCGTAAGTGTTATTTGCATTTGGTGCATCTGCGACGATTTGCTCAAAATAGGCCATTTTAGTGAAGACTCCATGCGGAGTTGTTGTAGTTCGGGACAAGTTCCATCGAAGACATGAACTGGATTACCCACGAATTTTGACCGTCGATGAGCTCGGAACTGTCCCCCACAACTGTCACGGTATGTGAATCTGCCGTAACCTTCTTAACCTTATACAGCTTGTTTAGGGCTGTAGCGACCGGTTGGAGGGTGACGGTTACGCCGCCCGCAGACGTATCTACTTCAATTATATCGTCGGAATTGCTCATACTCGTGTCTCCGGTCACGCGACGCGCGGTATATTCAAAATTCGCCTCGATGTCCTCAATCATCTTCTCGGTTGGGGCGAGAATCATCAGGTAAATCTTTCCTCCCGTGTCGTGAGCATTTGCCGTCGTTCCTTCTTGCGCTCGAACGATAGTGAGTGTGTCGGTTGCCCGAGCGGTGCAGCGCACGATTTCGCGCGTCGGGTCATCGGTCGGGTCACTGTAGTCAGTAACGTTCCACCAGGTGAGATTGAAGGCTCCTTCGGAACTTGGTTGCGGCAAAAATGCTCCCTCACCAGGCTGGAGAGAAACAACTGTTGCCGAGGCGTCGTAACCCGCAGAGAGGGTTACTTTCGCAAAGTTCCTCGTGGGGTCAAGGAATCGCGTCATAGGCTAGTATCCAAGAAGCCGTTTTACGAGTGACTTTTTGGTGGCAGTGTTATTGCGTTCTGCGTTGTATTGCTTGAGAAGTTCCGGTACGAGGGCAAGTGTCTCGGCGACTGAATCTTTTGTTTTCTTCCATCGGTCTTCGTCGCCCGCGAACTGATAGTCGATACCGTACGCACGCTTATTCTTTCCAATGAGAAAGTGGTCGGCGCGACGGTCTCCGAGTTTATTTTTCTCTTCAACCTTATTGAGTTCAACGAGGTCGTGAATCGCCAGGCGATAGCTCTTTGGGTCGCGCTTCATGTCCGCGATAAGGAGCGGATTATTGAGAGGGTAGCCGTCGATGTAATCCGAGACAAGGTAGTAAGAGAACTTGCGGCTCCCTCCAAACTTTGCGCGCCACTTCTCACTATCATATTCAGCCGTCATTGCGACGTACTTTTCAAATTCGGCGAAGAGTGGCGGGTACGCACGAAGCATGTCCATAACCTCCACGTAGCTCATTTTTCCAACGGGCTTCACATTGAATCCCTCGGCTGCGAGCTGGTTCGTGAGCTGAATTTCAAGCTCCTGCCCCTGGAGATTCACAGCAGCGGGAGGCTTGATAACCTGACCCACTCCACTCAAAACGTCCATCCAAATGAACGGTTGCCCGTACCCGCGGTCATCTGCCCATGTGCGGTAATTTGCCGTGTATACCGCCTTGCGTGTCTCCTTCTTTGCCTTGCTAAGTTCGGTGCCGTCGATGTCTTCGTTATCCTGTTCCTTGTACGGCTTCTCCCCCGAAATAACCTCGTCCTCACTTGCCTCTTCCTGGTCGGGGTCTTCCATAAGTGGCTGGTACCCATTCGCTCCAAGAATCATCGGCTGGTCCGCCCATTCCGCAAATGGTTTTAGGCCGAGCTCCTGGCGAACCTCATTGAGAGTACGTGTGCCGTTCTTAAGGTCGCGGTCGTAAATGGTTGAAGCTACGTCCGGCGCGGTGGTGTCGGGAGAAACCCAATCAAACTCGAGGTCAGTGTATCCAAAGTCGCGGTGGATAATTTCGTTGTTGATGACCTCTTTGATGAGGTGAAGAATCGAGCCGTATCCCTTTGCTTCCGAAAGGTCTTTCTGAACCTCGGCAGTTGCGCGATTTACGTCATCAGTGAGGCCAATATCTTGCGGCGAAAGGCCGTAGGCAGCCGTAAGGAGCTTCGCAAGGAAGTCCATGTATTCCATGAACTGCATGTCGCGGTTCGTGTCGCCCTTTAGGTCGAGTACCTCTGGTTTCTGTTGCCCCATCGTAATTGCTGGACGATGAAACTCACTCGTAAGTTCCTGAATGAAATACTCACGGTACGCTTCGAGGTCACGCTCATTAACCGTGCCCGTGAAGTGAATGAGGACAGCAGGGAAGCTACCGTTCTCGAAATACGTTGAGTTGTAATTGTCCGCATTCAAAATCCCCGCAACCACGGATACCACGCCCTCTAGCGGGGAGAGACCGTATCCGTAGCTCTCCATCGCTCCCTGTGGGTGCATGTGGAAGTGAATCATGTCCTTTTTTGGCCATGCCGCCACAATTTCGCCCGACTCGGGTCCCCCGTACTGGGAGTTATCCATCACCTGCACGTAGGAAACCGGAAGCTCAACTTCGCCCTCGTTCTTGGTGTCGAGAGGGATTTCGACGTCCTGGTTTCCAAACTCGTCGTATACAGGACGGATTGTTGCAGAGTCAACATAAAAGAGTTCCGCGAGCTCCCCATTTGGGAAACGTGTCTTTTCAATCGAAACTGCATCGAGAACCAAAAGGTCTTCAATCATTTTGTCGAGGAGGGAACGGAAAGTCTCGTTGTTCTGATTTGGGTGGCGGAGGAGATTCTCCACCTTCTCTTTGCGTGCGTCGTCTGGCTTCTTGAGAGGGTCGGTGCTTTGGATAACCCATTTCGTCTTGGTCACCTTTTCCTTGAGGACGTTGATGCAGATACGCGCCACGTGCACTGATTGCGCGACGCGACGAAGCGTGTCGTATGAAATTTGTCCTGGTTTCGTGAGTCCCTTTTGGAGGTACTGATTGTTACGCTTCGCTGTGTTCTGGAACGCCAAACCGCGCTGGGGGCGCGCCTTGAGTTCTTTCTGAATCTTCATCAGCATTTCGGCCGGCATCCCTTTGGGGATAATGATTTCAGGCTTCGTTTCAACCACCGCACTTGGAGTTTGTTCCATAATTCTATTTTACCCCACCATTCGGGCTTTTCGTTCCTTATAAAGACGGCGCAACTCGGCGTTTGCGCGGTAGTAATGCTGGATATTGCGAAGCCCAAGTACCTGCACAATTTCGCTCGGTTGGAACCCAAGCGCCCGACACACAACGATTTCGAGCTGTTGTTTCGGGAGGGAGTGGAAAAGGAGCTCAATTCCTTTCTTTCCAAAATGCTCATCTTCGGTCGTTCCAAGAGCACCAAGACTGTCTTCCTCGTAGACGAGTTCGTCCGAGATGTGGAAGCAATCGAATAGACCGTTAATAAGAATCATGGTTTGGATTTGAGCCAGTACTTCTCGAGCTTTTTAGTCCAGTCGGCGTACCAGTCGAGATATTCCGACACGGTTTGCTCCTGTCCAAACAATGCAATATACAGGGCGAACGTGTCAACGAGGAATCTGTTGACAGCCTGTACCGTTTCTTTGCCGCGAAGCGGGCGGAAGATGTCGGCAATGACCGGTACCTTCTTCATCTGGGCAAAGAGCTTCGGTTGCGCTACAACCTCGACGTTATACTTATGCTCAATCTTGTGCATTTCGGAGACACAAAACTTCCAAAACTCGGTGATGTTGTTCTTGCGGGAAGGAGTATCTTTACACTCCTCTTTCCAGAGAACCACGAAGTCCCGCATGATGCGGCGGCTTTGCTCAATCATCCACGCGTGCGGGAGATAGCCAGGGATGCCAGGAAGCGGTACCTCCTTACTGATTTTGTCGATAGAGCTGTCTTTCGTGTGGACTCCCTTTTTAACGAGAATTTCCTGCGCGACCTTTCCGGCCTGTCGAAGCTGCTCAATAGGTGCGCGTTTCTTTGCCATGTTATACGTCAAGCGGTGGCTTCATCATAGACGCAAATTGCGGGGGGACAATAGAGCGAGGTTTTGGCATTTCGGAAAGAGGACGGTCGGGACCCGCGAACGTTACTCCTGTTTGGCCACTTGAATACGCTGGAGTAGGGGCAATGGTTGAACCAAACCCACCTGTCCAGTCTTCGATAAGCAGTTTGACGATTTTTCCTTGTTCGCGAATGAATACATACGCAACTTCTCGCCCGTTCTGATTTTGAATTTGGATAATTTCCATGGTGTTTATATTTTAATTCCGAGTGCCATCATTGCGCGTACATACCGAAGTTTGCTTTGCTCCGGCATCATGCGCGCGAGAGGAGGGTTGCTAACGAGGCCAGAGAGTTCCTGCACTGCGGGAGTGTACGCGTCGAGGCTGTTAATCTTTGTCGCAACCCAAGAACAGAAACCAAGTGCCGACATTTCCCGAATCGTCTGGCCGCCTACGTTGTGGTCGAGGATGTCGCGGTCTTCCATATTATTCAGTGTCAATTTCCGCCCGTGCCTTACGGTCGGCGTCAATAATTTCGGTGAGGTCAGGGTCATTCACTGCGTAAATCTTCATGTTCCGGTCGATATAGATACCGCCTCCCTTCTCGCGCTCGCGCGCGCGGGCTATGTTCTGAATCGCCTTGGTCATGTGCTCCGCAGTGTCGAGGTCAGCGACTGCTTGAGCAAGCATCACTCCGCGCCACTTGTCTTCCTCTCCGTAGAAATCAAAGTCGAAAAGGGTGTACTCTTCCTTTTCAAATCCATTCTCCTTGTCGTGGCGGCGACGGTCTTTCAACCACTCCATGTAGCGGAGTCGGTAGTCAGCAATATCCACACCAAGGAGTTTGCTAAGCATGGCGACTTTCTCCTCTGTGTGGTTCGTGAAGACTGAAACGAACGCCTCGAAGTCGAAACGCATCTGGCTTGCGAACTTGCGGCTCTCTTTCGTGTGCTCCCCCTTGTAGCGCATGATGTCCATGAGGAAGGACGCATTCTCCGCACCGCGCCCCCAGAGATACATAGAGAGCGTGTGGTCTTTCGCCTCGCGTGAGGTCTTTGGGTCGGAGAGAGCAATCGCGAGCTCACTCTCGGGCGTACCATCGCGGCGAATTGTGATGTCTGTCTTCTTGCCGGTTATAGGATTTTTGACGGTGAAGGTCTCCTCGGGAGCGAGCCCCATTTGCTTGAGGTCTTTCTTGATTGCGAGCGCCGCCTTTTCTGGCGTGGTCGGCTTCTGTTTCTCAATCTTAGAGAGCTTCATAGTCCATGTCGAGGTTAAACTTCCACTTGTTGGCGAAGTACGCACGGTCAGCTTCAAAATCTTCCTTTGCCTCAAATTCCTTCCAAGGGAAGTCGAATACAAAGATAGGAGCGATGTCGGAGACAATCACTTCCCAGCCCTTGCGGCGCATCGCCTGGAACACATCGAGCTGCATCCACCAGTGTGTCTTGTAATTCGCGTCAAAGCTGATGGTCTCGGCGGCAAAACGCGGCACAACAAGGAAGTCGAAGGTGATGTCGCGGTGTTCGGTTGGAGCGTTGACATGGTAGTTGCGGAAGTTCTCGACTCCCAGTTTCTTGCTCATGTCGGCACCCGAGACGATTTTCGCGTCGTCCATACGATTCACGCGGTCGATAATAATGTCCACGGCACTGTCTTGGATAAGCGTCCATGGGTTGAGAGTTAGAATGAACTGCGCCTTTGTTTCCTTTAGGGCAGCGTTAATTCCTTCGCGAAGGTAATCGGTGTACGTCGCGTCGCGGCCGACCGGAATCATAAGTGCGTTTCCGGCACGCTCGTAGCTCCTAAGGATATTCCCCACGCTGTCTGGGTCTTTGGGGTTGTTCGGAATCGTCTCGGCATTCGCGACGAAGATATACACGTAATTGTGCAGGCGCGCGCGGGCGTTGAGCATCGCGGCATTGAGTACCTCTCCATTTACCGGATTGTCTTTGACGTCGCTCCAAAATCCATAGAGCGGAATAACGATTGCGGCTGTTCCTGGAGCAGTCGTGTTGCGGATAAAGGTATCGAGTTGGTCGGGCATTGTGAGATTAGTTAAGCCACTGGGGATGCGTGAGCGTCCAGTTAATCATGCGGCGCAATGAGTTCTCGAAGTCTACGGGGTAGATGAATCCTTCTCCGGCAATGAGCTCCCCAGAGAGGGCGTAGCGAAGGTCGTGTCCTGGGCGCGACGAGTGAAAGTCCACCATTTCCACAGCAAGCGGTGGTATATCTGGATGGGTTTCCGCGACAATTTTATGGACAAGTTGCGCCAGTGATAGGTTATCCATTTCCACTTCCCCCACGATGTTGTATCGGCCGCGCGTAGCGCTTCCGTCCAACCCTTGTCCATTTTCCACCGCCCAGAGGGTTGCCGCACAAATATTCCGTGCGTGGAGGTAATGACGTTTCCCTGCTTGTGTTTTTTCTTTGTTTGCATGGATGAAGATTTTTTCTCCCGTTAGTGAACGCTTTATAAGCATCGGAATGAACTTCTCGGGGTTCTGTCGTTCCCCGAAAATGTTCATAGTATTCGTGATGAGGCACGGGACACGGTAGGTGTTTGCAAACGCAATCACCGCCATTTCGGCTGCGGCCTTCGCGGCTGCGTAGGGGTTGTTTGGATTAAGGCGGTCCCATTCTTTAAACCCGCCCTCGGCCTCCATGGGATACGGTCCATACACCTCGTCGGTGCTGAAATAAAGAAAACGACCTGTGATGGTCGATTTAACGCTGTCGTCTGCCTCCATGAGTTCGCTCGTCTTGAGACCGCCCGTGCGCGCGTAGTTCAAGAGATTCACCGTGCCAATGCAGTTATCTTGGAAGAAGAGCATCGGGTCGGTAATACTGCGGTCAACATGACTGCCGGCCGCAAGGTGAAGGATATAGTCAAACGGACCGGAGAGCTGGAAACGAACCTGGTCGTTGAGCTCGGCCTTTAGGTCCCAAAAGACTGTGCGCACACGCGTTTTCTCTGTGTCCCAACAATCCATGTCCGCAAGGCGGTTTGGATTGCCGGAGGTGTCGAGACGGTCAAGAGTTACTACGTCCCAGTTTGTGTTTTTAAGTATGTGCTCAATCAAATGGCCGCCTACGAAGCCCATCGCGCCGGTGACAAGAACTTTCTTTTTTTCATTCATGTCCCCACTATAGCGGGAACTAGGGCATTTTAGAAGGTGGGTGTGGAAAACTTACGCGGCGTTGTTTTGTGTGGTCGAGCGAATACTGCGCGTTTCGTCGTTGCAGGGATGAGTATATGTCTCATGTCCGGGCACACCGCCCCACTTCCGCACAAAAGCAGCACGGTTGTTTTCAAACATAGGACCAGGCACAAGAGGACGACCGTTCTCATTCGCTTCGTTCTGTGTCTTGCTGCCGTAATGGTAGAAGAGAGCAGGCGGATACACAATAGCCTCGGCATTCGCGAGCTTCATACGGTAATGGAAATCATTGTCCTCGAAATATGCGGGCGCAAAGAGTTCATCGAACTCTCCGCAAAATTCCCACGTGAGCTTATCAACCATAAAGGCCGAGAAGTTTGGATGCGGTGCTTCCGCGACTGCCTCGAAGTCTTTCGTGTTCAGGTCGAACACACTCTCTGGGCGCTCACACTGCCCGCGCACGTCCATACAGGTGACCATACCAATGTTCTCGTCTCCCTTTTTGAAGCGTTCAATGAGTCGCCAGATTGCCTCGGAATGAAGGAGGATGTCGTTGTTGCAAATAAGGAAATACTCTGCGTCGACTGCGGTGATTCCCGTCTTCACACCGAAGTTCACTGAACGCTGGAATCCCCAGCGCTCACCATTGCGGGTATATATAAAATTCGGATGCACGGTTCGCTTTGTCGCTTCTACCTGTGTTTCGTCTGTTGAGGCATTGTCGATGAGCTGCAAAGTACACTCGATGTCGTGAGTTTTCGCGCGCATCATTGCCGTGTTGATTGAATCAAGACACGCGCGCGTGCACTTCTCCCAGAGGTTGATAGTTGGAACAACAATGTGGACTTTGGTCATAGGTTTTCTTTATTAAGGTCACGAGCTGCCTGATTCATATACACCTCGATTTGCTGCGTCTCCGCACGGAAATCAGCACGTGCATTGCGAAGGAACGCATGCACAAAAGCAAAGAGGACTTCGGTATCTGCCTCGAACGGTAAGACTTCTTTAGAGGCAACCACTTTCTCTTTATACTCTTCTGCCATGGCCTCAAGTTCTGAAATGAAGAAGTCGTAGTTGTGGCGGAAGTTGGCGATTGATTCTCGGAAGTGTTCTGGGTCTCTCTCCATTCCGCCCTTGACCCACTCGAAAAATTGAACGTCGCGCGCCATATTAGTAGCCAGTGATGTGATTGCAGACGTCAGTCGGAGTAACCCCCACGAGGAAACCTGCACCCTTCATGCGCTGCGTGTAGTTACTATCTTCGCCATTGCCGCCCTTGGTGCTGCACGGTCCATGCTCTTCGAGCATACCAACCTTCTCCATCGCTTTCTTTGAAAGCATCCACGCAACCGCGGGGACGTCAGTCATTGAGCGGAAAACTGGGGTTTGAATCGTATCGAAACCATGTGCGGTATGTCGCCAACCTCCGACAAGACCGACGGGTATCACCCCAGCGGGCATGTTGGCTGATTCAAAAGGTTTCAGCATTTCTTTATGGAAGTCAGGCATGAAGCTCACGTCGTTGTTGATGAGGAGCACATACTCTGCCCGCGAAAGCCCGAGGGCATCGTTCACTGCTGTTGCCCAGCCATCGTTGCGCGGGCGACGAAGTACGAATGTTTTACCCACATGCGCCATGTCAGTAAGGAACGCGTCGGTTCCTTCTTGAGTTGAATTGTTGTCGGCAACGATGAAGCGCGCACAGTCAGCATAGGCTCCACTCGCGATAAGCGAACCTACTGTGTCTTTGGTGTATTCAAGGCGATTGAAAGAAACGAGAATGATGTCGAAGGTTGGATTCATACTACGAGTATAACTTGGCCTGGTAGGAAAACGCTTCTGAAAGTTCCTTGAACACTGGGCTTGCGGCGAACTCCCGAGCAAGCCAGGAGAACAATTCAGTCGCCTCGAAAAGCTCTGCCCCCGTCCCCGTGAATACAAGCGAGTCGTCGATAGTGGCATAGAACTCATCCTCATGCGCAATCATGGGCTCTTCGTCTTTCGCATCCTCTTCGGGAATGACCACCGTGTCGTGGAAGACGATAGGGTTGCCGAATGAGAGCGCCTTCTTCTTTGACTCTGCAACCTTTTGGAAAACGTAGCCGCCCCAGATGTCGTCGTGGCGCGTAAACTTCTCCTTCTTAAATTTGAAGTTCGGGAGGAAGAGCATGAACGGAATCGCGTCGTGAATGAACGAGACATTCATCCCCGAGAAAGGGAAGTGCTGCGCGTCCGTTGGCCACTCGTCTTCGCCGTAGTGAGGGTCACTGGTTTGAACATCCTTGCATTTCATGCGGTCGGTGCCGTATAGGTCGAGTTCGTTTTCCCAAAGACCCATGTGTGCCCATTTTGACCAGTGACGTCGGCTGTACGGGAAGCCGCGTGAGTACCATCCTGATTTGGGAATAGGGTTCGTCCACCCGCTACCCGATACGTTTAGAGACTTGAGATGCTTCTTCACGAATCCTTCCGGCACAACGCAGTCCGAGTCGATAACGATAACCACGTCGTATCCCTCTTTCCACGCAACGTACATACCGAAGTTCTTGCAGGCCGAGGAATGATGGAACTGTTCAAACATGGCATAGAGCTCGTCCCCGAGATATTCCTTCTGGCGCGCGTAGCCGTATACGTCGCCTCCGCCATCGGCAGCCCAGGGGAGAGAAATCTTGCCGTCGCTGTCGTCCGTGATGATGACATGCGCGCCGGATGCCTTAGCTTCATCCCAAAGAGCCTTGACCCACTTCTCACTTGGCTGAATGTGGCACGGTGCAGTGATTGCGACCCGAGGTGAACGTACTTCGTTTGGTTCCATATTGCCTATTTTAGGGCATTTAATTATTACGCAATAGAGCTATCCCCAGCTTTCGTAAGGATAATGCCAAGCTGGTATGCTCCGCGTGAGATGTGTGTGTCCATGAAGGGTTCCAATTCCGCCGGCGGGAATCGTAGTGACACGATAGACCAAGCCTGCCAAGACTCCCGACTGTCTGCACTCGTGAGCATTATGAGTGTCTTCTCATCGAAAGCGATGTGGTGGCGTTCCTCGGGTCGGTCGTATGAATAGATGCGGCCGTAGAGCTGCTGCCACGTTTGGAGAATGTGTTGAAGGCGACCCGAGGCGTAGTCCTTCATAACCGCCCCGCAGTCTGGGGTAACGATAACCAAGCGCCCGCCTGGCTTGAGGACACGCCGCCATTCCTGGATGGCTGCACCAAGAGTGTCGGGATAGAAATGCTCGACAAGGTGACCGGAGTAAATAAAGTCGAACGTATTGTCGGGAATCGAAGAAAGGTCAGCCGCATCGCATACAAGTTCAGCCTTTATATTCGGGTCGTCGCCGACAACGTCCTGATTCACCCATTCCATGTCTGGTTGGGAGTCGAAGTGGTGGATTTGGCAACCGAGATTAAGCGCTTTTTTCATCATAAAACTTTGGCGTAATGTTTTGCTTCTAAGTATGCCCACCATGGGAATTGCGCGAACGTGTCGGCGATGCAGTCCTCGCACCAGACTGCCCAAACGTGGAGTCGCCAGTAGAACTGCATTCTAACCTGGTGCTTCTTCATAAGGCGCGGTTCATGCAATCGTGAGAATAATGAGAACTGCGATAACCGCGAGGCCGTATCCGAATGCGCGCTGAATGAGGAGGTTCTTCTTTGCTGCGGCCACGCGAGTATTCATGCTCCCGATAGCCTCTGCCTCTTTATACTTCTTGAGGAACGTCTTGTTTTTAAGCCACACCTCGAGCTCGTGAGCATAGCCCCCGATTGTATCGAGCGCTTCGGCCATGTCTCCATGCTTGCGAAGCTCCTTCAAAAACCATTCTCGGTTGTCCATAGGATTTTGTTTTTTAATTTCTTTACAGTGTTCACAGCATGCACTCAAGGAAATAACTGAATCGCGATAGAAAGACGAGGAACCTCCAATACCTCCACCACTTCCCGCTGCGCCACTCGTTCCAGAGGCACCGCCACTCCCTGCGCCATAGGAATCCGCCATTGCCTTATTATGGCGGATTTCCCGCTATTTTCAATGTACCAGGCAGGGGATAAGTCCTTTGCGACTATACTCATCCATCCAAATTTTCTCGGCCGTTTTATAGAGAGTATTGTCCCAATTCGGGTTCCCCGCCGCGTCTCGTTGTGGCTCGATTCCTCGTGTCTCTGCCCACTTCTTTGCGAAGTCGTGGTATGTGGTCTGGGTGTTTACTGTCTGCCCACTGATGTGGTCGCATCCGATTCCAAGCACGCCCACCTCGTATCCTTTCTCCCGTACTTCACAGGAGAGAAGACGGTCGTAGAAATGATGCGGCGGGAAGTCTTTACGTTCCGGAATCTGCGCAAGCACCGAAGCGCGGAACACCATAGCGCATCCATCCACAACAGCCGCATTTGAATATCCCCTCGACACTCGACCGTGCACCGCTCCCGGAGAACCTTCCCAGCTCTTTGCTTCCGAGGAGTACGTTCCGCCGAGGAAGTTTGAGGTCGTGCCGAGGCCACGGCCACCCATACTATCTATTTGATTCGAGCCGATAAAGCCGAGCAGTCCGAGTTTCTCGTGTTCTTTGAAGGCCTCAATAATGCGCGTGTCCCACCCCGTCTCGTTAATGATGAGGTCAGAATGGAAGAACGCCACGATGTCGGCATTCGTAATTTCCGCCACAGCCTTCCCCCACCAGAACGTTGGATACACACCACAGTTCTCGAAACGGCGGTATACGGCCGCTTTGTTCGTTAGGAACGTGTCGTTCGAGCCATTATCAAGTACGACGATTTCCGTCGCAGGGTCAGTCTTATTGCTGGCCGCGTAGGATACTGCCGTGCGGGAGAGCTCGAACTGATTGTGAACGACGAATACGGCAACGAGTTTCATTTTGGAAATATGTTATTGAGAGACACAGAAATAATCTTCTCCTGCACGGCCTTGGTAACATGGTCTGGTTCACTCGAAACCATGATTCCTGTATTGAACCCGCCAGCGTTTACAAAGTGCGAGTTCTTGATTGAGCCACCCTTAACGCCGAGCGCCAACACAGCCGCCTCGACGGTTTGGTATTGCTGCGGCACTTCAATGATGTCGCACTTGCGGATAAAGATTTTCTCCATATTGCCGCCGCTCATCTGGTACTGCTTGAGCATCATTTCGACTTGGTCGTATCGGAGCTTCTTGTTGTAGATTATTTTCATTTCTCGGTCGGATGAGATTCTCCCTTGCAATAGTGAGGCTCAACCTCTCCCTTCGCAAGGGGTTTCCCACACCAGCGACCGACGCGGTAGTCGCATTGCTCACTCGCTGGCTGCTCTGAATCGAGTGCACGAGCGCAAGCATACTCACTGATGCCGTCGTAGTGTTGCGGATGACTTCCGTGGTACTCCACTGCGAATACATGACCGCCGCACTTGGGACACTTAGTCTCCTTCGGCATGGTCATTTTAACTACGCGTCACACAATCCATCGTCTCTCCGTCGAACAGAACAGGACGCACAGTGTACGTCCACCCATTCGGCGCTTGCGCGGTTCCGCTGTTGCCCTGGTACGTGCCGTCGAAGTATCCGTTATCGCTGAACACCCGCACCTTCTGAACGTTCGTGGTGCTCATTGAGGGATTGAACTCCCAGTTTATGAAGCTCGTGTAGTACGGGTATTGCGACGCGGTCGTTGTGCTGACGGAGACTTGCGAGCAGTCGTAGTACGAGATGGGCGCGGGCGGGAGTTCGACCGCACCAGTTGTTTGCCGAGCGTCTTGTTGACCTGTCGTGCTTCCCGAAATGCTTGTCCCTGTTCCTTTTGTCGTTGACGAATTTTGCGTAGGAACTCCACTCGTTGTGGATGCGACCATTGCGCCATTACCAGCGGTGCTGCTGATAGGAGTAGTGACTGACATTCCTGATGGTTCAAGCTGGCTACGTACCAGTGCAATAGTTTGGTCTGGGACCATGAAGGCACGAAGTAGTCCGAGGATTGCGTTGATTTGCGTTTCATTGAGTTGCGCCGCCATGGTTACGGACGGCAGAAGAGCGAAAGCCAGAACAAATAGGTATTTTTTCATGGTCATTCGTGATGAGTAAGTCTTGCGTGCCGGCACGAAAGGTCATTCTTTTCTTTCTCGTGCCCGCCCACAAGGGACGGGGCTGTGCTGTCGTTCTCCCCAGCGGAAACCAGAAAGACGGTGCGCCCCCATTATTGCACGGGGGTAGAGAGTGGGGCGGCTAACCGCAGGAATTACGGGCGTCCCCAACCTGACTAACTGCACCCCTCTCTACCTCCGTACCTTCCCATATTATGCCCTGATTCCCGCTATTTTCAATGGCGCGTTGGGGATAGTCACTTCTTCTTCCGAAGCACGCGGTGCCACACACCTTTGTTTGTTTTCTTGTTCTGCATGTTTCCGGTTTCGAGCGCCGTTCGATTCCCAAGGATATAGCCCAGCATCTTCCGTTTCCCAATGCGCTCGTAGTAGTACGCACGGTCTTTATCTTCCGCGGTCTGACTAAATTTCTTTTCTTCAACGAAATGACGCTTGCAAAGCCAGCCCTCGAGCGGTACTCGGTAGTTGCAGTCTTCGCGCTTGCATTTGTACGGGTTCACTTTCTCTCGTATTCGGTGAAGAGTCGACATGCTAGCGTCGCCAATTATTAACCATACGCGCTCGCATGAGGCGACGATACTCCGCGCGCTCCGCCTCTTTCTCCAATGTGGCGGCTCGGTCTGCCTTCTTCTCTCCCTCTTTGATTTGCTCCTGGGTGAGTTTCACTGGCGTCGTCTGCGCCGCTGCCTGGTTCCCCTGCGCCACCAAGATGCGTGTCCCCATCTTTTCGCGGACTTCCGAGATTGCGAACCACAACGCCATGAGGGAGTCGCCGGTGTGCTCCGTGTTGTCGCCGGTGTATGCCCGCATTTCGTTTGCGAGTTTGTTTGCGAGCTCTGCGGTGCGTGGGTCTTCGGGGTCGCTCGGAATAACAAGCTGCCCGTGCTCCATGAGGTTTGCAATGATGTTGATTCCCACGTCGGGGTCGAACTTCTCTTTACCAGTGTGGTAGCTGGTAATGGGGACGCCGTCGTCTTGAAGGTCGATTGAGAGCGCCGCTTGGTAACTGTTTGACTCCACACGCACCGAGAGCATCCCGTGGTCTTTCCACGCGTTCTTTGCCAGGGCTCGTTGCTGGGCGGGCGTGAAGTGTCCACGATGAATCTGGCGAACGATATAGTCCCCGTTCGCGATTCCGTCGTAGCCGTACTGCACGACGTCGACGTAGTTAAGCGACGTGTCGTCGGCAAACTCTTCCTGCGAGATTGCGAGGTCCATACCGGCCGCCGAGACGAAGAGGTGGTTCTTTGGATGCGGCATGTCTTGGAAACGAAGCGCCTTCCCCTTGGCGAGCGCCGCCTGAATCCACTCCTCGCGAATCTTCTGGTCGGGACGATTGCTTGGGTCGCACTGATACATACGCGCGAACACGTAGGGATTGAGATAGCGCATGAAGAATAGCTCCGAATAGGGGTAGCGGTCTGGCCAAAGAACCTGCACGTCTCTATCCATTTCGACGCGGTTTTCTGCATAGAACCGCGCGGCGTTCTCGTCGCGGGTCTTCTTTGGCACCATGATGTTCGCGCGAAGGCGTGCCCATTCAAGCCACAGGTCTTGGCGGGCGCTGTCGTGAATGATGGCTCCGACGCGACGCGCAATGGCAAAGCGTGGGTCTTGCAGGTAGCGCGACACCACGTCATCCATGTGCCAGGTGTTGCCGAGATATACGAAAGCGCCGCCTGGCACGAGGACAGGAATCACCGTAGTCTCCAGCCAATCGCGCACCTTATGGCGCTGACTCTCGGTCATACTGTTCTGCTGGTCAACGATGTCGTCTCCAATAACAACGTCGGCGCGGCGCGAGAGGATTTGCCCAAACACGCCGGTGGCAATCAGTGTCGGGTCTTTAAGGCCATTGTCCTCGCGCTCGATAGTGATTGATTTTCCGCTCCAGTCTTCGGTCTGACTGCGACCTGGTTTTTGGCGCGGAACAACACCTTTGCCGGTTGGGTCGATGTGCCGGCAGAACTCGATGTAAAGCGGATTGCGCTCGATGTGCGAGACAATTTCCGATAGGAACGTCTCGGCTACTCCTGCTGTTCGGGAAACGGCGAGAATACGCACGTTGTGGTCGCGCGCCATGAGCCACAAAGGGAAACCGATTGAGAGGTGCTTCGACTTGCCGTGGTCGCGCGGCATCGTGATGACAGCGAAACTCTTGCCGATGTTTGTTCCCTTGATTGCCTCGGCGAGGTCACGGTCGAGTGTGTTGTGAAATTCTTGATTTGGTTGGTCGTAGGGAAGAATGATTGCCTCCATGAAAACGGAGAAGTCCTCCTTCGCAAACTCGAACAGTTTTAGCTTCTGACTATGATTGATTTTCGGCATTGTTGTCCGTATCGAAAAGGCGAGCGATGCGTTCACTCACCATCGTATTGCCCTCGTCATCTTGGAAGGTGTCCCGCGCCACAAGCTCCACTGCCGGTTTCGTGTCTTTTCCGAAGCGCTCTCGCTCTGTGCGCTCAAGGTACCAGCGCGTCATGGGAAGGCGCGTATCGAGGTCAGGAACCTGCGCGACTTGACCGTTATCGTCTACGACGCGCTTGTTCGCTGTGAGGCCAAGACCAACGTTTTGGTGCGCTTGGTAGCGCATAGCGTTCTGGAAAATCGGAACTAGGGGGACAAATTCAGGATGCACGGCTTTGAAATGTTTATACTGGTCGATTGAAATGCCCGCGAAAATGCAGGCGTCCTTGACGAAGTAGTGCGTTTTGAGCCCCTGCACGAACGAGTTTAGTTTTACCTTGTCTATCCACCACGCGTTTGCACTTGTAAGGACAGGGAACGGTTCAGCGAGGAGACTGTCTTTTAGCAGATACGCCGTAGGGCGCGAGGTCGGATTCGGTTGGGAGGGAAGGCTTTCGGACCCAGCCGAGACCGCGGCCGGTGTATCGCTCGGGGTGATTTCGTTTACTCCATTCATGTTGTCGTTTCTTTTTGCAGTCGAAGCAAGTGACTTTAAGGATAACCGAGTCGCGCTCGACCGTGACTCCGCAATACTGGCAGTTTCGGTAAAACTTTTCCTTCTGCGCGCTCATCAATAAACATTATGCGCTGATTCCCGCCATTTGCAAAAATGAGAGTTGGGGATAGTGCAGGTGTACGATAGAAATAGGCGCTACCGTTAGGAGATAAAGCCATGTTCGAGAAATTCGATTTCTTGGCAGGTTATGCAATTTGGCTCGGCATACGCTGCCTCCTTGGACTGTTGTTCTTCCTCTTGCTCGTTATCGGGTTCCCCATTTGGGCGTTCTCGTAAACACAAAGCCCCCCATTTCGGGGGGCGTTGTTTAGATACGCTTTCGCTTCTCACCGGCGTATGGATGCTTTGGTACGCGGTTGAAGCCTCCTTTGCGGTAGTCGGCGCGCTTGCGGCGCTCGACATACGCAGCTCGCTTCTTTGAGTGCGAGTAACTTTTTGCGTGGTGTGGGTTGTAGGCCATGACGATATGTCTTGGGTACACCGCTAAGTGGGTGTGCCCTACATACCGTCTTTGAGTTCTTTGTTAAGAATTTTCATACGAGTTTTCGTCTTCTCGTCTCCCCATCCGAAATGGCGACGCTGCCCGCAGCAGATGGAGCATTTCGAAGAACTGGCACGTGGCTTCTTTCGCTTGAATTTCATGTTGCGGGGGTCGGACTTGCACCGACACTCTCGAGGATATGAACCTCGTGGCTTACTATTCGCCTACCCCGCTTTAAACATTGTAACCCCTCTTTTTCTCGATTGTAATGTGAAGCCAGGCAGGGACAGGGAGCTACTCACCGCGATATGAATGTTGGGTAAGATTCAACTTCCCAAGCAAAAAAATGTGAGTCACGGTGGCACCGTATATCGCATGAAGGGCTGCTTCAACTCACTATAGTCCACCCCGTCCCTTGCGGGAACGATAGCGTCAAGGCTCCCTCTCTCTGCCAATCTTCAACTCCCGAGCAGAGGGACACAATAGGCATACTCGTTCGTGGAACCTGACGTGAACAGGTTGCCCCACATAGCCGATTAGTACACGGCGTGTATAGGTACGTCCGCAGGCTTCGCAAGTACCAACTCGCGAGAAGAATCCCTACTGACGTCGCGTTCTGGCTTTCTAGGATAAGCGGACCCCGGAGCTCCATCCGCCAAGGGATGAATCTTTAAGTCGGCCATCCAATCCTGCCAGCACAGTCGTAACGTCTCTATTGTGCCCCTCTGCCAAGGAATATGCCCTGTTTCCCAGTATATCCGACTTTTCGACTACGGAATGCGGTTATACACACCAGGTTTACGAACGATGAACGTGATTTTATGCCAGAAATGTGGGTCTCCGAAGGCAGTCTCCGCGGCGTATTTCTCTTCCTTGAGGACGACAACGTCCACGCCCTTGAAATAGGTGCACACTTCCACCGGACTCTTGAAGTTCATGTGCGGGCGCTCACTCCAACTGTCCTGTGGACCAAAAAAATGCCCCACCATGACGCCTCCTGGCAAAAGTGATGCAACTGCCGCCTCGACCACAGAATCGATGGCGTCGGGGCGAACAAACGGGAAAACGGCACATGCCACGACGAGGTCGTAGCGCTCCTTCCCGAAGTCGAAGTCTTCGAGTTTTGAAATGACAGCCATAGGAATGGACTCGAGAACCCCCCTGTTCGCGTCTACACTTGTGACAGTAAACCCTTCCTTTTCAAGGAATCGAGTCTCGTTCCCTGCTCCTGACCCAAGGTCGAGAGCACGTTTTTGGTCTGACTGGGTTCGGATATGCGGAAGAGACGCGGCAACAATAGGGCGCGGGTCTCCTTTGGTCACTTCGTTGTAGTCATTCCAGTTTTTCATTTTCCTATTAAGGCACGATGTTTCATACCCTAAAAAAGAACCCCGTTCCGCACTTTTCAGCACGAAACGGGGGATACCACAGGGAGCCCATGCCCCCTTGCAACTTCTCGGCTCATGCCGAGTTACTGCCCAGGACCTATTCGCCGCCCGCGGCACAGAGCGGCTTGCCCATGCCCATGGCTTCGGTGCCCGTCATGCCGTCGGCGATGCCGTCGCAGTTGGTGCACTCGGCAGCGGCCTTGATGGTGCCACCGCCCGAGCAGCCCGAACCACAGCCGGTGCAGCCGTCGGAACCACCGCAGGCAGCGCGCGTCGTCGCCATGTGCGCCTTGCCCGTGTGCGGGACATGGTGCATGAAGCGGCCGAAGAACGCGTTGCAGTCGCGAGCGTACTGGTGCGTGTGCAAGATGTGGTTGTGCCACACCTCGTCCACGTCCTTGCTCGTGACTTCCATCTTCGGCGTCAGCTTGAGCGCGCCGAGGAACTCGCGGTAGCCCTGCTCCGCCGCCTTGAGACGCTCGGGCGTCCACGCGGCGTTGGTGCGGGCGACGCGGTTCAGCACGTCGGTGAGGTCGCCGTTGAAGACCATGGTGCCGGTGGGCATCAGAGCCATCACTTGGTGTTGTGAAGCATGTGCAGCGATTGCGGTACGCATAAGAATGTCCTCCTGGGACAGTTGAGGGAATGGCAAGAGTACAAACTGCCGTGGCTTATTATGCCCTATTTCCCGTTATTTTGCAATATGTGTCAAGGGAAATTCCGCCGGCGGAATACGAAAAACCCTCTGTTTTAGAGGGTTTCACGTGGAACCTAAAGAGAATCTGGAGGCGGCGTTTGAGCGTTTTTCCCTGCAATCGTCAAGAACACTTTACGCGCAAGTCCATACACCGTTACCAAGGCGGAAACAGCAGTGAGCGCCACCTGGACGAAGTTCGCAATCGAGTCAACAAGGGCGGTGAGAGTCGTTGAATCCCCAACATTTACGTGCGCAATGCCGGCGACAATCATCAGGTAAGGGATAATTCCGAGCAAAGCGCCTTTCACTGTGAGTGAGATTTGCGTTGCGTCATTCGACGAATACACAATCCATTCCACAGCATTGTCGAACCACTGCATGAGTTTTTGGAGTTTTGTCATAGTTAAGAGAAAAGTTTATTAAGCTGCGCGACCGTTGCGGGACCAACTCGTTTCCCGTCGAGCGCAGTAAGTTCCGCGGGAGAAGCAACTGCGTACTTTTGTTGGAAGGCAAGGACAGCCGCCGCCGTGATGTTGCCGTAGTATCCCGTCGGGTCGAGCTTGAACTCTCCATCAGCCTTGAGTGCCTGTTGGAGATACGAGACCTCTGCATTCGTTTCCCCGTAAAGAATCGGAGCAGTGAATGTGTGTTTGAAGGGAGCGCGTGGGGTAGGAGGAACAGGCACCGCGAGAATGCCGCGCATCGCATACGTGATGGTGTAATCGAGAGCAAACTCTTTATTGAACGGAATGTAGTGGTCAAGAATGTGATAGCAGCACGCAGGGTCAACGTCACTCATCATGGTCGCATGAGCAGTACCGGCACCGCACGCTGCAATTACCTGGTCGGTATTCCACGGCATACAAACCGCAGTGGCGATTTCAAGCGGGGAGTATTGAAGCTGTTGCGAGAACGCCGTGGGCGTCATGTTGGCTCCTGGATAAGCAACCCATTCGTACTGCACCTCGAGACGCTTCTTAAACTCGAGTCCCATGTCGAGAACGTTTTGTGGGATGTCCGAGTAAAAGGTCGCCCAGTTTGCCGCAGACTCTCCGCCCGTCGCAGGGTCGGCAACCATTGCCTCGAAGTTAGTTGGCCACATAGTGTAGGGCACCATTCCAAAATCACGCGCTGATTGAAGGACGTTCGGGAGACTATTGCCCGCGGTTGTCGTCTTGCTCACTTTCGCCAAAAAACGAGGCGAAAAGTTAAGGAGACCAGTCGAATCAAAATAACCATTAGCTTGGAGCCAAGCGACCGTATCTGCCGGAAGCATGTTGTGCTGAATGAGGAAGTTTCCATACGTTTGAAGCATGTCGTGCGCAGCGAATGAAACACACGCATCACTTTCAAAACCAGTAACGGGGTCGCGTTGACGTTTCCCTGGTGACTGATACGTGCGCCAATCACCGAGAGTGTTGATTGCCTTAGAAATAACGCCGCTCTCTTGTCCATGCACCCAGTCTGTCTTTGCGGGGTCGACAGGAATAAAACCAGTATGCTGCCCAGGAATCAGTTGGTAGTTGTCCATATAAAAATTATATATCGAAAAGGGAGGTCACTTAGGACCTCCCTTGCCTCCGAGAACGCGCCCGATAGGGGCGCTTGGACCATTGCACCAGTCTGGCAAAGGACCGCGGACGTCGTTAATCCACTTGTTCCGACACGTACCGTCGTTCGGGCAGAAGAAAAACACGCCGCAGTCCAGTGCCAGTGAGTCAGCGAGTACAGCGAGAATCTTGTACCCGCAGTATTCACAGCAAACCGTCTCGTCCATCGCACTCTCCCCGTTGGTATCCAACCGTATTATGTCACACAATGACGTTCACCTTGGCAAGGTCGACCGCATGGTCATCGAAACAAACGTCTATGTCGTAGTTTTTTGATTTCGCGAGGACGCGGATGAAGGGGAGGAGTCCGAGTTTGCGTGCCCATTCTCTTGCATAGTCAACGCCACCACCGGACCAAACGAAGACGGTATGACCGAGGTCACAAAGTGTAATGGCCATTTGGACAATTTCATACCGCGGTACATCACCGTTATCTGTTTTTTTAATGAGTGTGCCGTCAACGTCGAAGGCGAAGCGTTTAACTGTACGGACAGGTGCCATCCCTTCGTAAGTTTCGTTTTTTGGCTCGGGTTCATCGTCAAATGATTTTAAGAAAGTTACCATGGTTAGTCTTTTTTGAATGCCATAAAGAATACACCCCACGCGAAGCCAGCCGAAACTTGGAGAAAAGTTTGGAACAGTCCCAACCAGTTCTTGTCCGCGATTTCGGCCGACACTGTTGCGATGACGAAAAGAACAGAGAGAAGAAGCATGTGCATCAATCCAATTTTACTCGAGCAAACGTCTCTCCTCTGGTGGAAATGATGGGAATTGAACCCACTTACCTTCGGTTTCTCCTTCGCCGCGCACGTGCGTTGTCCAGCTAGAATCTAATGGACGCTGCTCCTAAAAATGCGAGGGAGAAACTTCCGGCTCATTGCTCCGCTTAGAAAGCGAAATAGAGATACCAACCTCCCCATTCCCATTGCCCCCTTGCGGGGGCGAGTCTTACCAATGAACTCCTGCTGCGGTGTCGGCAAGGAACATTGCCAACGCCAAAACTCCAATGACTACGAGTAATTCTCCAAGAGAGAATCCGCGACTCATGTTATTTGCCACTCACGAGAAGGCCGGTTGATGCACTCATCCCGCAATAGGAAGTACAGCCATGGCCATCCCATGCCTTGATGCGTTGAAGCTCAACATAGTCAGCCCCACCCTGTGAGTTGATTGCTTGTGCCTGAATCTGAATCGCCTCTGCATCAGCCTTCGCCTTCGCAATCGTTTGTTCTGCTTCTGCCTGCACCTGCGCGAGTTTGTTCTGCGCGGCGAGGGCATTCTGTTGTGCCGTTACCTTTGCTTCGATTGCCGCATTGAAGGAAGCAGAAAAAGCAAAGTTCACAATGTTGAGCGAGTCGGTGTTCACTCCAAACGACTGCAACTTCGTTGTGAGGAGCGCAAGAATTTCTTCGCGCACCTTCTCACGCTGGGTCACAAGCTGCTCGGCAGTGTAGTTTGCAGTAATGGACTTCACCGCCTCTTGAATCGCGGGGTCGACAACACGTGCTTGGTAGTCGTAACCAATGTTTTGGTAAATGATACCTGCATCCTGCGGATTAACGTGGAAGTTAATCGCTACTGTTGCCGTAACGTTTTGAAGGTCGTTTGAAGCAGCGCTCGCGTCCACCTGCTCTTTCTGTGTTTGGGTATCCATTGAAGTTACGCCATCCACAAAAGGGAGCTTGAAGTAGAAACCTGGTTCAACCGTTCCCTTCACTGCGCCAAAACGAGTCTTCACGCCAACGTATCCCGCCTGCACGGTTCCGAAAGAACCAAAGAAGACAATGAGGATAAGAATAACTAGAAGAACATGTCCAATTATTTTACCGGCGCGCGGTTCTCCTGATGAGTCAACGTAGTTAAACATTTTTAAGATTTATTTTTTAATTGCACAAGCCTCCTGTCACGAAGTGTTCGAGGCTTTCTCTCTCCGTTCAGACTTCGTTTTCATAAATTTTAGGGACGACTATAGCGCGGGGGATACGGTCGCTTGTCTTCAAACACCTCACGCTGGCGACGTTCACGATATTCAACGTCTGCCTCCGCGCGGAGTTTCTGTTCTCGCACCATACGCGTTGTTTTCTCGCGGTCTTCAATGTAGGCGAGGAGACAGTCGAGCGTTATGGTGTTGTCTTCGTTAATGCAGAACTGGAGTTCCTCATTCGGGCTAGGAGTGATGAAACGGTACTCACCCCAATTCGTGTGCGGGTCGACTGTGTTCAAGCGAATCTGTCCACGAATACCGAGGTACGGTTTCTTAATTTCTGAACGCGCATTCTTGCTGAAAATAACCTTCCCGCACCCATCACAAATTGATTGATTAAGCTGTGCCATAAATTAAATAATTTTGCTGCCTGGTAACGCATTCCATATTTCTTTTCCTGCCTGATACGCTTCCACATAGTCGTATTTCTGATTCTTCACTTTCGTTTTCTTCCCACTCGCCGGTCCCTTCTCTTGAACGAAGGAGGTGCGCGGAATGAAAACCTGTTCTCCGTGGTCTTTATTTCCTTCGGTGAAGTGTTCCCTTTTCGCTGTCTCCTTCGCCTGCGCGACCGAGACTGCGTACACGATATTTTCTTCTTTATCGAGAATACGAATACTCCCCTCTGATGGAAGAGAGTCGAAAATGCCCGCATCAATTCCCCACGCGTCGTATATGCGCATGAGGTGGATGCTTTTGTTTACTTGTTTTCGGAAGATATTGTCCTTGCGGTGAAGAACACCAACCCCAATGCCGTTGACCATGTAGAGCACAACCTCTCCTCCGGCTGCCGTGATTCCTTTTGTTGTTGTGAAACTCATAGCTAGTCGGAATCAACGGCCGCGGGCTGCACGTATACCGACACGTTTGGAATAACAATACCGGCGAGAAAACCAATGACTCCGAGCAAAATGGCAAGAAAACCTACCCACGCATACAGCCTACGAATCGGTGTGTACTTCTTCATAGAAAAATACCGCTGGCCATCAACTCAATCGTTGCCTGTTCTTGCATTTTCAATTCTTCTGCGCACTGCTTTGGAAGTTCGACTCCCCATCGTTGACACCACGCATTCACTTTTTTCATATTTGGAAAGTCGAGATGCGCAAAAGCCTGGACTCCCTCCCTAAGTACGTTCGTTTTTTCCTTTATGTAATCTGGGTGTTTACTCAAAATTCCTTCGTCGTTTTGCATCAAAACCAAAAAGCAAAGCATGGCAAAGTCGTCTGGCGTTATTTCTCTCATGTTTTTCTATGCCTAATTTCTAATGCGAACAAAGTCTATTATGCCCTGATTCCCGCCATTTGCAATGCCAGGTTGGGGATAGTCTGGGTTAGAGGTAATACCCAATCTTTACGCTACGAAAGTCAGGCTCGATTCCCCAACTCTTGTCGGGAGTCACGCGCAATTTAAGGGGAGGGTAGATTTCCCGCATCGCATCGCAACAGCGCTTAGCCCGTTCTTCATTGCGCTTAAATGACTGATGCCCACCGGTGCCGCCGCCAACCGGAACTCCCATGTCGATACCCATAAGGCCACAGGTAAAGACAAGTTTGTTTTTGACGATTGCGTAAAGACTTGCTGCGAAGTCCTCGAAGATGTCCACCCGTCGGTCAGCATGGAAGAAGGCTGTGCGGAACAGGTACGCCGTCTGCACGCGTTTGGTTTGCTTGAGAGGGAACTTCTCGAACATTTGGAAGGAGTAAGGAAAACCAAACCCCGCGACCTCTTTTTCTTTCTCAAAAAGGCCAAGAAGTTCTGTCGTTATCTTTTCAAAGAAGCGCGCTGACTCTTCGGGAGTCTGGCGTTTACGGAAGTCTGTCCAACCCTCGATGTCGTCGTCGATTTTGAAGATGGCATCGTACCCATTTCCCTGGGCGTACTTCTTGATTATTTCCTTTGAGAATCCAAGACCAAGGTTGGCTTCGGGGAGAGAGACAATGCGGTCGTTGGCAATAATCCCGTTGTAGTTCGGGATGTCCTCGATTTCGAGAAAGATTTTCCAGTCAAAGGCCGTAATGTGTTGAAGCCACTGCCAGGTGTTCTTCTCAAAGATTTCAGCTCGTTTCTTGCTTGGTATTGCGAGGAGAAGTTTCATTTTTGTTTTCGTTTTTTAGATTCTTTGTCTGAAAGACGTTGACGAGAATTGAACTCTGGGTCCGTCTTCATTCGGTAATGATGACGAGCACTTTCATACTCTCTAACGTTCTTAAAAGAACGCAGGTAGCGACGAGAATCTGACCCGTTTTTTATTTCTCTCACATGAGCTCGGTGTGCCTTGTTCCACTCATTTTTTATTTTATTTTCCAATTCTCGACGAGCAGGGTCAACAACACGAGTTATTGATGTGATAGAAACATTGAAGGTGCGTGCGAGCTCTGCTTTTCGAGTACCACTTTTGTAAGCAACGACAATCCGCTCGTAGTCCTCGGGCTGTAGTTTACGCCGGCGGTCGAACTTCGGGTCAATACGTGGGTAAGTAGGCTTTTTCATTGTTTTCCTTTTCGGGCGATAAGAGAGGCGACTTTTTCTTCTTTCAGTTTACGCTCTTCCTCCGTAAGTGGAACTGCCATACGCGTGCGTTCCCGTTCAGTCTTTTTCTTTCGGATGCGCGCGAGCTCCTGGTCGATTTCGAGACACTGCCACATACGCTTGAGTGAGTAGTAGACAATCGAATAGCGATAGGATTGTGCACTCTCAAATTTAATCGGTGTGACTCCATGGAGAATACTCTGTCCGTCGAAAAGGAAGATTGAGTTGTTCGGGAGTTTGAAACCAACACCATACTCCGGCACGGAAAGATAGCCACCCGAAATGCCGCCTCCCTTGAAGACGACCATACACGAGTACACGTCTGTGAAATTGCCTGTGTCGAAGTGATACTTGAGAGGGTTGTTTTTATTTATGATGCCGCTCGTGAAGACACTCTTGCCCTGAATGCGGTACGCCGTTTTAACTTTCTCCTCTGAAAGCTGGCGATGTAGGGCATAGCCCTCGGGATTGTAGGTTTTGTAATACTCCTCGAGTTTGAGGGCAAACTCCGAGACGAGTGCGTGTTCAGTCTTGTGCTCGACAGCCATCGAGGTCGACGAGCAGAAGTCCGCGCGCATTTCGAGACGAGGACGGTATCCAAATATGCGCGAACGCGACACAAGACCGCGTGCGCGTTGACCTTGGTCGTATCGAATATCTTTGAGTGCAGAGACAATGTTGCTGGTGTCGAGAGAACCGAGATGGTCGTAAATGATTTTTACTTTTCCATCGTCGGCGTCCACAAGCACGCACGGTTCCTCGATAAGAGTTTCGTAGTCACTCTCGAGTGCCGTACGCTTGATATATTCGTCAACGTCAATGTTGCGCCGTTTAAGCCGCAGCGTTTCCATTTTCAAAGTAGTCGAGCATGGCAAGGAAAGCCGAAGAGTGGTCCTCGGTTCCGGTGACCTCCATGACCTTGTCGAGACGAGTAACGACTGAATCGTACTCATCAGACTTCACGAAGATAACTACCTGTTTGATGTTCCCCTCGAGGTAAGTGTCCATCGACTTTGTAAGTCCGTCATTATCCATTGTTACCACTTCTTCTTTCGGAAGGAGGTCGAGGTCAGACTTCGTAAAGCCCCATTGAAGCAGGTCTTCGGTATTAAACGCATTCGCGAGAATGTCGTAGTCCCACATACCGGTAACTTTGTTCGCCTGAACCATGGCGCGCTTTGCCTGCTCTGGTGTCCATTCGACCTCTCGATATGAGAACTTCTGCTCCGCTTCGGTGCCCTTGTCTTTCACAATGAATCCGCGCGCGAGGGTACCGTCGACTGTCTTGGTCGGGTATTCCTCAACGAGTTCTATCGTGTACTTCTCGCGGTCTTGCGAGAAAGACTTTACGCGCTGGTTGCCGCCAATGATTTCTTTTGTCGCTCGGTTGACGACAATGCCTCCGAGGTCACCAAGCTCAAGAAGGGAGTTCGTGAGTTGCTCGAACTTCTCTCCAGTAATTTTACGCGGGTTACTTTCGCCCTCTTTCAGGTCTGAAAAATTGAGTGCGGTCATAGGATTTCTTTAATGGAATGAGTTGGGACGAAGCGAATGCGTCGGTACCCAGGGATAATTTCGGTTTGGCCAGTCGCAAGGTTGTGCCCCATACGTTTGCCAACGGCCTTGACCTCGAACGAGCCGAGGCCAATAACCTTGATACGACCATGCGCAAGAAGCCCTCTCGAGATTTCAGTACGGACTTCTTCGGGCAGGTCGATGACTTTCTTGTGTGCGCGGTTTGCCATGTTAAAACTCTTTAATTTCGATTCCGTAGATTGCGTGGACGAGCTTCTTTTTCAACCGGTATACGTCAGTTAGGAAACCTTTCGCGTCATGGATTTCGACATGCCCATCTGCGAAAGAAACCTTGAAGTCTGCAATGTAGTCACAAATTTTTTCCTCGGATACAACAAGAGGCATCTTGTGTTGGTACTCTACGGCCACCACTTTGCTCTTTGGGTCGATTGACCGGCGGAGCATGTCCAAGAGTCCAGCATGAGATGCCTCTCGTTTGGAGGAGAAAATTCGTCCTCCGTACTCTGTGCGCACATTCCCGTATTTACTACGCTGCGGGTGCATCGCCTTCGGCTGGTGTCGCTGGAGCCTCAACAGCCTCAACTTCCACTGCCTCTGCCTCAACCTTCGCGGTGTCGATTCCGGCTGCCTGGGCTTCCTCTTGCGAGAGAACCTCGGCTTCCGGAGCAACACCCTGCCCTGCATTTTGCTCGTCTGGCATCTTCGTGAAATTAACTGGTAACAAACTTATTATAGCGGGTATCCCGTCATTTTATCGCTTGTCCCCCATTCATCAGGTAGGGGTAGTTTATGAGAAATTGCCAGTCAGCATTTTGGGGTTTGTACTGGTTCACCGCCAAGAAGTCGACCGTGAGTTTGAAGAGCTGTGCCTCCCGTTCCGGCGTGTGTTCTATGTGCTCGTGGCACTCGTGGCAAAGGGGACACGCGTTGAATGGAGAGTTTGAGTTGCGCCCAATGATGTGGTGCAGCTCGAGACCACGGTCACTTCGCCCACAAAGAAAGCAGGCATACACGTACAGGAACAGGAGACGCGTTTCTTCACTAAAAGGGTTCGAGAGCTCCATCGGTTTCAGGATACATGACGGGAAGACGAGTGTGGCGCGCACGCAAAAACTCCTCTCCGATATGCAAGAATTTTGGATTCCAATTCTTGTACTTTTCCTCCATAAAGACTGCGACGTTTGCGGGGGCAACGAAGTGTCGGATAAATCCCGCCGGCGGTTTTTTATGCTTTGGGAGACTGTACGGAACAATCCCGCGGCGCGCCAAGCTGTCCATGAGACTCATTACGCGCGCTGTATATTCTGCTGCCTCGTCATAGCAAGCAAAACCACCCTTGAGCTGGTTGCAGATGAGACAAACAAAAGCGAGATTGTTGTACCATCGCTTCCCTCCGCGCCAACGTGGGTAAATATGGTCGAGACTACCCTTATCCGAGTCCTCAATAGGAGCATCACAATATGCGCATTTCTTGCCCTGCTCCTCCCAAAGTAACAGACGCTTCTTGGCGCTGTTATTTATCTTCTTCAACAGACCAACGCTCATTGCAGTCAACACAAATTTCAAGCACAAGTTTACGTTTCGTCTTGTGTCCACACGGACGACCACGTCTGATGTCCTTCACTGTAGTGCGAAGGTGGTTTCGCGTCTGCACTTTTGAAAGGTCAAGAAACTCCTCTGCTTGGCGACGAGTAGTCTCTTCTCCAATGAGGGGGAGTGTTTCTGAAATGCACGTCCACCCTCCTGCCTCGGCAAGCTGCTTTGGTGAAAATCCAAAACGCACGACGTACTCCTCGTGGATACGGAACAGGTTGTGGACGGTTGTTTTCGAGTTTCTGAACTTGAACTCCTCAACGTATTCTTCCCAGGAAGTCCACCCTGCCTCGTAAAGGCGTTCCGTTTTCGCACGATAGAGTTTCGCTGCGAAAGAAAGGTAGTCCTCTTCGAGTTTCTGCTTGTCGTTAATGAGCTGAACACAAAACGCGTACTTCGCTTTCTCGGTGAGGATAGGTAGATTATTCATGGACATTCATGTTTTCAGCGGCCATTTTGGTAAGTTCTTCGACTTCTTTTTGGCGAGCATAGTCGCGTCGTGCCTTCATTTTCGACAGTTGCTCACTCTTCTCCATAAAGTCTTTGTACGCCCAGCAGCTCCATTTGCCATCCCGAAGCGAAATGACGAGTCCCTTGCTCGAAATTGCTCCGTATTCCTTGAGGGCGGCGTTGGTGTCGATGACCTTCACCTTTTCAACATTCGTCGCCTTCATAACCGGACGTTGCACTTTTACAAGTTCCTTGGTAACGGGGTGCGTCACGTCGACCTCTTCGAGACTCTTCTTCAAAATCCCAACCTCTTTCTCTACACGGAAACGGTCAAGGAAATTTGAGAAAGTGAGAAGTTCCTCGTTCGAGTAGATGACCTGCGTGATGACAACTTCCTCCTCCTGTTGTTTTTTGCGACTCATGTAAGACGTAGGTTATCATTCTGACCTTGCCCTGCGAGCTGTAGAGCCTCGCGGTGAGCGCTAATAATATTTCGCGGGATTTCGTCCAAGTCCTCCCCAACAAGTTTATACTCTGGGTTATACCCGAGGTATCGGTTGTAGTCTGGCTCAATACGCTGAATAAAATTCCCGCCAATCGAACCCTCCTCACACTCGAACACCACACCTTCGGCTTGAGCCATTTTTGCAGCTTGCAGCTCTTCCTGTGAGATTGAATAAAAATCCGTTGGACCGAAGCCATAGACGACACGGAAATGCAGTTTTTTGTTCATACTTTCGTTGGATTAGGATTAGTGAACTTATTAACAACGCCCCTTCCCTTACTTGCCTTCTCTCCTTTCTTTCGGATAAAGGCGTCGGAAAGAGCCTGCCAACGTTCCTTGAGTTCGTGCGGAGTGTAAATCTTTGGAAAGTGCGGAATGGTGTTTGTTTTCGGGAGGAGCTCTATAACGCGAACGACCCTTTTATACCCGTACTCGTCCGCGAGGAAGAGCGCGGCCTTACCCTGAGTAACGTTGTTGTAGTAGGTGCGGTTCTTTGGGTCGACAGCCTCGAACGCCTTGATGATTGAGACTGCCTTTGGAGCCAACTCCTTATTCTTCCTACCTTTTAAAATCAACTCATTCACCGCGAGCGTCTCGCTCGCAAGTATTTCTTCTTTATTATTTATAAGATTATTATTCTTCTGTACGCCGTGTGGCGTAACCCCCGTTACGCCGTGTGGCGTAACCCCATACGCCGCCTGGCGTAACCCCCAGGTCAATAACGGTATTATTTCAAGACGGGTTCGTTTGTTCTTATCCTTGTAAATAACATGTACCAGACCAGCATTTTCGAGCTTTTTGATGGCTTCACTGACCTTCTGGCCGCCGACCCCAATCACTGTGCCAATGGACTCGTTTGAAGCAAAGCAGCGACCCTCTTTGAGGCTGTGGTACCAGTAAATTACTCCATAAACAGACCCGTCAACGAGAGTAAGTCCTTCTTTGTGGTACGCCTCTTTTGGAACAAGGATGAAGTCGGGAATGAAGACATCTTTCATAAAAGATAGAACCATTATGGCGGGAAACTCGCCAAATCACAAAATGTGTGTTGGGGATAGCATGTGGATAGTGGGAGGTCCAATCCGATTTAAGATTGATTTATGAACTACGCACGCCTCGATGTTCTTGAAAGACAGCAAAGCGATAAAAATTTTGCAAGAAGCCAGGTCAGATACGCCCTCAAAAAGGGCATCTTAAAAAGAGAGGCCTGTATTTGTGGAGAGACAAAAGTCGAGGCGCATCACGCAGACTACAAGCGCCCACTCGATGTTATGTGGGTATGTCGAAAACACCACAAGAAACTAGACAAAATGCGCGTCGAGCAAAACCCTGATTTAACTCTGTGAGAGTTATTCAGTAGTTTATCCACAACAGGCGTTAGTCTTGGAGTTCCCCCACCTCCATAAAAAGTTCAGCGATTATCCCAAGCATTTCATGCGAAGTGGCTCGAGAGTTCATTGCTCGAAGAGCAACAACAGCCCCCGCCTTAAAGGCGAGTTTTGTTTTCGCCGCTTCAAGTCGCAAGAGCGTACTCATTTCAGGGTTAGATGAGTGTATCGGTTCTTTGGAGAACTCTGCTGGGTACTCTATTTTGATAGCTTCCATAGACTAGAAGGGTATGTCTTCTGGGTTAATATTCTCCTCTGGGTACGTGATTTCTGCCGGTGCGTCAGACTGTGTGGTTTCGTCTTCCACAACTTCACCCTTCTCCATCGCAGCTTTCATGCGCTCCTTGAAGGATGCGTCAGAAGCCTCAATTTCGGCGTGTACGGAGTCCAAGAGGCCAGATACACGAGCGGCCTCTTCTGCGTCCAACTCGCGTCCACGGACGAAATCTAGGGCAAAGTAGACCCCTTTCGGTCCTTCCTCGGCAACGGGGTACATTTCTGTGACGTACTTCGTCATTGAGTCCTCCCCTTTGAAGGACTGGAGGTAATCGTAAAATTTCGTGACACCCTTCGCCGTCTTCTCGGAACCAAGAGAAGAGCCTTTGACCGTGAGTTTCACGACCTTGTCGTACTCTGTGTCGTAGCAGTAAACAATTTGCTGCGTGTGGAGGTCAGTGTACTTCTCACGAAGACTTGTGGCGATTCCGTATTCCTTCTGGCCTTTCTGCGGACCATAGAGAACCACACGCTCGTTTTTATTGTTGTGTTCATTCGTGCGTGCACCTCCAACCACGGGGTTGTAGGAAGAGAGAGCGCGACGAATCTTGAAGAACACGAGTTTGAGAGGCGTCGTGCCCGTGACCGTTGGTTTCCCTGTCTTCGAGTCGTAACTCATTTCAACTCCGACACCGAGGTCAATCTTTGGCAGTTTGCCACTGGAGTCGCGCTCGGCATCTTTTTTAAGCATCACAAAGCGGCCTTTGTCGCCATTGAGGGCAACTTGGTCGTAGGTACTCCCGCGCGAGAACGTACTCTCTCCGGTTTTGTTTTTTAGGTCATTTGGCATAGTTAATTTTGATTAGGATATTTTCGATTTTTTCGTGAGTAAGTTGGCGCTCGAACCACACACGTTGCGTTCTGGGATTGTACACTCCGACCGTTAGTCCCTTCCGGCCTTCCCAAAGGTCAACGAACTGGTTCCCTTTTCGGAATCGCACGAGCCACTGCTGTTTGAAGACATGCTCCTTCTCGAATCCATAAGCCTCAAAAAGGCCTACAAGTCGACGCGTTTCAGGTCCCATGTTGGGTCACTGCCGGCCGTGTAGCCTTCCTCGAGCAACTTAAGCACTTGCTCCACAACAACGATTGCGTCCTCTCCTTCTGGAATTTCGATAGTGAGTTTTTGGTCCATATATTTATTCTTCGTTATTTTCTTTGTCTCCAACAAAGTCGAGGGCAAGTTTATACGGCTCGTACCCCGCTTTGGTAATTTCAGAGATGGCTTCCTCATGTTCAGGTTTCAGGTCGAAACCACTTTTAATTTCGTCCGGTACCATGATTTTCTGGTCACCTTCCATCACAAAGAAAAATCGTTGACGTGCCTTTCTTCCTTCGACCACAAGGAGTTCACTTTGGACGTCAGCTTCCGTTTTGTTAAGAGCCGCGAGCCAATCTAATCGTGTTTGCATTGTTTTGATTCGCTTCATAACACGATTCCACTTCCCAACTGTCGGCATGACGTACTCCTCGAAAGCAAGTTGGTCGGGGAATCCGTAGAGCATTGTGAGGTAGTTTGAATACTCAACGTTCCAATTTCGCGCAAACTTTCCCATGTCCTCATCCCACACCACCGGCTTTTCAAGTTCCGGAAGTCCAGGAATACCGGCAGGGTTGTATTCCCATTTGAGAACGTCAGAAGAATCGGGAGGAATGAGGAAGTCAGTGATGGACGTGTTGCGGTGGGCGTTATAAACCTTTGAAACAGCCTCGATTGCGTCTCGGTACTCTTTCTCGTTTTCCTCGGTGAGGTTCACCGGAATTTCCATCATACGTAGGTCGTCGCGGCAGATATATACCACGAGTCCCTTTTTGTAATTCTCACTTTTGAGATAGTGAAGAATTTGGAGACGGTGCACTCGACTCGCTGCCTTTTTGATTTCGAGACTGTTCATCATAAACGCTGATACTGACTTTATTTCGAGGAAACGGTCCTCAAGACCTTCTGGGTAATTCTCCTCAAGATAGAGAACTATATTGCGTGCGCACCTTGTGAAGATGTCTGGGAGCTCGAGAATGTTGTCCTTAATGAGCCTGACAATGAGGTCGACCGCTCCCTGTGGAATCGGGAAAGGTTTGAGGATTCGCTGCACCTCTTCGACAAGCCACTCGGAAGTATTTTCGAGCTGACGAAGTGCCTGTTTGTAGTCTGGCTTCCCGCCCGCCACAAAGTCAATCTTCCCCGAAACAGGAACGAGACCAGGATACTGAAACATGGTCCATTTTTGTGCCTCCTTGAGGATACCGACACGTTTGAGCACAATAGACACAACCCATTCAAAGAAGTTCCCTGCCTCGAACTTGCGAAGGGAACGTGGATTTGGAGGATTCGATGGAGCAATACCGCGCATCTTCAAAAAGACTTCAAGCGGTGACTTCCCAAGCTCTCCTGCCCACATGCGCTCTCGTGGCTCGACTGGGCGCTCTTCGCGCTCCTCAAGCGTCTTGTTCCAAACAAGAGCAAGAGTCCAGTCAGTCGCAGCATTTGAACCGAATAACGTATCTGCACTCGTAACAATTTTCTTTTTTGCCATACCTACCAGCTCGATGAGTAAACGAAGTTGTCTCCTTCATCCAGGGACTCGGCGAGAATTGCCTTGAGGCCATCATACGTTTGCTGGATGTCCTCGAGGTAATACTGGTCGTAGTCGTAGCTGCCGAAGAAACTGCCTGCGTACGTCGGGAGTAATTCATTTGCCACCGAAGCATCTTTTATTTTCTTCCCGTCCACCATGATAGCGACCTTCATTCCATCGGGAGTAAAGCGGTATCCGTTCACAATTTGAGCATCCACGAGTTCGCAACTGTCGAGAACCTTTTTGCAAAGCTCCATGAGAATCACGAGCTGTGAACGACTAACGTCATGTTCGCGACAGTCATCTTCTCCATGCTGAACGTTGTCGACGAACCATTTGTGAATCGCATTCGCCTTGCGCCAGCACATCACCTCTTCGGTGATTTCACTCACGCGCTCACTGTTAATCGATGAGACTTTGTTCCAAGCCCTCTCCTGTTTCTGTGGCACCGTCACTTCGATTCGCTCACTTGGCTCACGCCACTTATTGCCAACGTAATGGCGCTTGTAAAGATTCATGTCAAGTCCTATAGGCTCCGTGCTCCACGCTTATTTTTTCGCGAAGAGGGTTTAATGTTTGCTGTTAATCTGTGACACTGTCGACACCGAATAACTATTTGTGAGTTACGCGCACGAGTTCGAGACGGTATCCCTTTTTGTTGGCGTACGCTTCTGCATCAGTGCGGTTCATCCACTTCTTCTGCGACGTTGGCAAACCCCCGTGCATGAAATGGAACTTATAAAGCTGCTGTTCATCACCGTCCTTTGAAAGGTGGACGTTTTTTTCTTCTGGGAAAAGTTCCTGGAGGTAAGTGACAAATTCAGCCACTCCCGCACTGTACGCTTCCTTTTCCCCGTTCATGTCGATGAGGCTCTTCCGATACGGCTCATCTTTGAGAAATTCATTTGCGGCGTCCCTGATAAATTTTCGATTTAATTTTTGTGGTTGTTTCATAGATTTAGTTTGTAGATTTAGTTTTTTTATTTGTTTTTGAAGGTTCACCGACCGCCCTTTCCTGCGGTCTATTATGCCCTATTTCCCGCCATTTTGCAAATAGGTTGGGGATAGCGAAAGAAGGCCAAGTTACTCGGCCTTTTGGTGCTAATTCCGCCGGCGGAATTTAGGAGATTTTGCGCCCGTATAGATAGGCGACAACGGCGTCTCGCGGATTTTTCTCGTCGAAGAGGTCAACTCGACAGCGGTCTCCGACCTTCACACTCGTCGAAACGATATGCGAGGCAAGGGGAATACTGCGAATCACAGTCTGCGGGTTCTCCGCGAAGTACACGTCCGCTGTGAAGTTTTGCGGATTCACTGCCGAAATGACTGCTTTCTTGAAAGTCGCCGGAACGAGACTGCGCTGCTGGTTTTGGAAGATTTGGTTGTAGGTGTGCTTGCTCATGTTAGTTCAGTGTACCAGTGTCGAGCTCTATCGAGTATTCGTTTTGGTTGTTCTGGCCACCGGTGGAAAGTTTCTGCGCGTACACACGCGTGGTGCTGTTCACGCCAGTGTTGTTGGTTCCGGTATCAGTGACAGTAATTGCGTCGAAGAGTTCTGCCCCGACGTTCATTACCTGCTTAGGATTGTACTGATTCGTATACTGTTTCGCGTTTTGAAGTTCATACGTCGCACGATTTTGGGCATCCTGTGACGTGGTAATCGTGTAGTCAACAACAACAAGGTCACGTGTATTTGCGTTTTGCATGAGTGAAAGGTCACGCGCGGTCGCCGAGACACCGTTCCCATACACAGTCACCTGCGAGACATACTCTTTGTCCGACAGGTCAGTGCCCTGTGTAATGAGTTGAGTTTGATATGTGTAGGTCGACGTGTTGTTGGTACTGTCGAGGAAGAGGGCTTTGAAGCGACCAAAGAGGTCAGAGAATACCCAACCGCGGACAGCCTGAAATGCTTGCAGGAGTGTACTTTGCACGTCGTCTCCAGGGTTAACGGAAAGAGAAGGACTACTCTTCCAAAGTGCCGTCGAGCGTGCTTCCGAGACATAAAGGGTGCAGCTCGTGTTCGTTGCCCAGCCCCAGTTCGTCCCGGAGAGAGCATCGAGTGGGTCTGTCCACGCTCCAACGAGTAGGTCATCAATGAGGAGATAGAGAAGGTTATCGACTGCCCCCGCGCGATATGTGTGGGGTTTCGTGAGGTCGAAGTTTAGATTCCCGACTGAACCCGAACCCCCTGTGGTTCCCGAGTTCGCCTCGAATGGTCCTGGATTGAGGATATACCAAGTACCGCTACTGTATCGCTGGAGTGTTATGTGTGTGTATCCCGTATTCGTGGTCGAGACACGGAAACGGTATGCAGAGGTGAAGCCAGAGGTGTTATTCGCGCGGAAGATGAAGTAAAAGTCTGGGGTGCTCGCTGTACTTTGAGCGAGAGCCTTGAAGGACATTTCTCCGTTTGCGAATGAGTAGTCCACATTCATTGCCGAACCAAGAGGTTGAACCACTGTGTTGCGGTTGACCACACTCGCCGAGCTGTTCACGTAGGTGTGGTTGCCGTGGAAGTAATCCGTAAAAAGTTCCTCAAGTTTATAAACGAAGTTACTTGCGCGCCCAGCGAGGAAGCGGACAACGTCCACAAGAGTGAGTGAGGTCGAGAGCTGCGAGAAGTGGAAGTATTTGAAGTTTGGTGAACTGTTGTTGCAGCCAAGCGCGATTGACCACTGAGTCGTCGTGACGGCGGTTCCTGCCTGTCCCCAGCTCGCGATAACATTCCCCGCTCCGGCAGAGTTTGTGAGGTCGATTACTCCACCATTTCCGCCACCAACGTTACCCATGAGGGAAATACTGACGGTTCCTGGGTCGAGATTGCCGATTGAATTTCCGTGAGCGTTAACTCCTCCTCCGAAAAGGACATTGAACTTATAGTATTCGTACTGGCGAATGACGACCGTGTACGCTTTGCTCGTGTCTGTCATAGTCGGAATCTGCACGCTAATCGGCTGCTGGATACTTCCACCTCCGAAGTTGCTCGATTTATACTCGTAGTTCGCGTAAGTGTTGGGAGCCGAGTAGTACATCTTGATGCGTGCCCAGTTATTTGAATCGAGATATGCGAAGTAAATATGGATTTCTCCACTTGTGAAACCCATGAATGAAACAGAAGCATACGAGCCGTAGGTAATCGGCGGCATGTTTGCGAGAGACACAATAGTGTCCGAAGCGGTCACCGAAGAGACGGTGAGGCACCCATCATTATTGTTTGTGGTCTCAATCCACGTCCCTGCCTGCTGGTTCCAATTCGAGAGAGTCCCACTAAAGGCATCGAAATAGTTGAATGGTCCGAAAAGAACCGCAGCGAAACGTGAGATTGAGGTCACCATTTTCTTGTAAAAGTCACGCCCTGTGACGGTGATGTCATTACTGTTCGAGGTTGAGCTTTGAGTGATGTCATCGATGAAGAAGACATTGCGCGGTACGTATTCTGGAGTATTTGTGTCCGTGTAGTACCCCTGCTGAATCACAACCTTTCGACCGCCCAAAATGGCGGCTGCGCCTGGATTTGTGCCGCTTGGGTACCACTGATTGTTTTGGTTTGCGACCTGCAAAGTAACAGAGGAAGCCTGACCTGCCGCTTCCTGAACTTCGTACTGAACTGTATCTGCGGTAACGTCGGCAACGATGTTGTTGTTTTTATACTCCCATGCGTTACCTCCAAGGAGATAGAAATACTGTCCTTGCGGGACAAAACTGACCGGTGACTGCGAACCAAATTGAAGGCTATTGATGGTAACGATTGTCGGGTACGTGAAATTCAGACCATCGATTGAGGTCGACATAAAGAAACCCTGCACGGTTCCTGAACTCGTCGAGGCGACGGAATCAACCGTCGTTGCTTGATAGGTGAGATACGCGATGTCGTTCGTGACGACCACGCGCGGGTAGGTAAAGATATTTACGTTCGCATTGCTGACCGAGAGAGACGTTTGCACTGGATATGGTTTCGACCACACGTCGGACGAGCTGGAGCCGCCAAATTGAGTGAGGCGCGAGACCCAAATTCCGTAGTTCGAGGTCATTTGGTTTGCGGCGTCGAAGAAGTTTCGGAATCCCGAAAAGACGAGGAAGTGGTACCCCTTGAGATAGAAACAGTCGATTTTATCAATCGTCCAATCGAAACTGTCGACGTTGTTTGAGAGCCACTGAACCTCGGTGTATCCGTTTGTTACGTCGCCATAGCGGTAATAAACCTCGAACTGGTGCCACTTAGAGAAGTTCGTTGAAAGATACGCACTGTAGATAAAGCCCCCCTGAACTGTTTGTGTCTTTGGACTCCAAATAGGTTTGAACGCGGCGAGACCCAAGTTTTGAGTTGGGTAGTTTGCAACGGTGAGGTTTGTGATGGTTGTCTTTGCTCCCGTGAAAGAGGCACCCCCATTGCTTGAGTACCAATGTTGAACCTGGAGGTTTGCCCCAGCCGAGCTGTCGAAGTTTGTGAAGTACCAGATGTCGATGTAGTAGCTGCCCTGGATATAGTCCGAGACCGCGATAACATAACGATTTGAGGAACTCGTGAACTTTGCAGTGCTTGTGTCGAGCACAAGATTAGAGTCCCACGAGCCACTGTGGAGATTTGAACCTTTATAAAAATTTACGTACCCAGAGTTGTCGAGGCCAACGGCAAGAATGTTCCCATCGGGGGCAGCAACCGAGCCCGAGGAAAACGGTGGGACAAGGCTGTTGAGAACCTGGTTCGGGGTAATGGTGTCGTCAATGATTTTTGTTTTGAAAGCAGGACGGAGATAGTGGTTTGCTTGTGTCGTTATAAGGGCAGGTGAAAGCCACTTGTAGCTTGAAGACGTTAGAGTCGCCGGAGCATCAACTGTCACCGTTGGGATGGCGATGAAGCTCACTGAAATTGTATGCGCGGTGGTCACACTCGTGAATGTGTATGTGGACACATTCCCAACAGAAACTCCATCAACAAGTACGTCGTTTATTTCGTACCCAGAGTTCGCCATCATTGTGAAC